GGGACGCGTGGGACGCGAGTGCCGCGAGTGCCGCGAGTGCCGCGAGGGCCGAGAGTGCCGCGAGTGCCGCGAGTGCCGCGAGTGCCGCGTGGGACGCGTGGGACGCGAGTGCCGCGAGTGCCGCGAGTGCCGCGAGGGCCGAGAGTGCCGCGAGTGCCGCGAGTGCCGCGAGTGCCGCGTGGGACGCGAGTGCCGAGAGTGCCGCGAGTGCCGCGTGGGACGCGAGTGCCGCGAGGGCCGCGAGGGCCGCGAGTGCCGAGAGTCAGAAAAACGAATTCACGCAACTGGTGTATGAGTGTTTCGAGGATTTTCTGACATGACATCCCTGCAATACCTCGCAGCAACTATCGCCCTCGTCGCCCTGATCGTCGGCGGCGGGTGGATGTTGTATCACGCTGCAATAATCGGCGACGAGCAACGTAAACGACAGGAGAAAGAATGATCGATCTGAAAGCCGCGGCGGCATCGCCAAGCGTGGCAACGTCAGATAGTCCGAAAGGTGCTGACGTGCCCGCTGCGGCCCCGGACACGCACGACTTTCGAGACCGGGGTAATGCCATGGAGAAAGTTTACCCGATCACCGATTGGCGGTCGTGGGAACGACGAAATGAAATGAGAGGGAATGATAATGAGTGGCGGCAGCATGGATTACCTGAGCTACAAAGTTCAAGACGCGTCGTTCCTTTGTAACAGCCCTCAACGAAGGGCGTTCGCGAAACATCTGAAGAAAGTCGCGGCCGCATTGCACGCTATCGAGTGGAACGATAGCGGCGACGGCGCCCCTGATGAATTGCAATTGATCGAAGCTGTGCTGCATCCCGGCGACACGCTGGAGGCAGCGATTGAAGCTGCGACCGTCGCGTCGCGTGAATTGAAGGCACTGGTGGAGTTGCTAAAATGAACTGGAACGACCGCATCAAAACTATCCAAGCAATGAAGGAATGCGGCTGCAGCTTCGTCAGGCGCCTGGCCGCAGCTTGGCAGTGCGCCGACGATGAGAACTCGGCGAAAATTGAAGCCGCATGGCCCGAGTATCTCGCCAAATATCGGCAGATCGCCGAGACGCGGCCGACGGACGCTGATCTGACCACCGCGAAACCGGCGCTTGACAAGCAGCCATGAGCGGGTTTAGCATGTTGTCGCGCATTGAAATAGCGCCTTGGTTGAAAGCCAAGCCTGTAACGCCGCCGAAGCCCGGATCGGGCTGCATCTTGATAGTCTTACCAATGCTAGGCGGCGGCGGGCGGACTCTTTCATATCAAGGTGTAGCAACCCATCCGGGTTTTTCTTTGCGCGGTCGAGAGAGAAAAAGACCGAGCGCATCGGATCGTTCCGCCTTTTTCTTTCCCTTCCTTTATGGACTTTCTGCCTTGAGCCTAGCGGCAACATGGGGCGCGGCCTACCTTTTCAAAGAGGGGGGTCGGGGGGAGTTGCCCTTTTCCTTCGCTTTCTTTTTCAGATGTTGATATGAACCAACCTACCCAACAACAGGAGAGAATATGGAAGCCAAGCTCGACGAAAGAATAATCGAACTCCCGGAAACTCATTTCAGCAAGCGGGAGGATCGGGACTTGCCGGCAGTTGTCGAATCAGGAAACGCGGGGTCGCTAATCCAGGCAATATCACGCGCAGCCGCAGATCCCCGCACGGATATGGACAAGATGGAGCGCCTGTTCGTCATGCATCAAAAGATCATGGCACAACAAGCAGAAACCGCTTTCAACGCGGCGATGGCAAAAGCTCAGGCGAAAATTGAAACCGTTGTCCGCAACCGAAAGAACACCCACATCAGCAGCACGTATGCTGATCTGGCGGCAATCAACAAGGTGATCACGCCACTTTACACGGAGGAAGGTCTGTCTGTTTCGTTCGATTCCGCGCGCCAGATTATCGGCCCGGACGGTACGCCAGTCCCGCCCCCGACTGAAGGATTGCGCCGGACGGTGGCTATTGTATCGCACGCTGCGGGGCATTCGCGGCTGCATTACATCGATCTTCCTCCGGATGATGCTGGGGCTCAGGGCAAAGTAAATAAAACACAGGTGCAGGCGGCAGGGTCAACAAACTCCTACGCTCGCCGGTATCTCGTCTGCATGATTTTTAACGTGACCACGGAGGATGATGCGGACGGCAACGACACTAAGCGCAAGGGTATGCCCATCGAGCAATACAACGAGTTCGCCAAGCGCATCGAAGAGCAAACCACCAAGGAAAAAGCGAAAGCGGTCTACACCGAAGCCATCAAAGTCTGCGTTACGTTTCAGGACGTCGGCGCCGCTGAGCTGCTCAAAGCTATCCTTGTTCAGCATGGCGAGTTCATCGATAACGCTAACAAGGCGAGCGCGAAGTGATTGCAGCCCCCCAAGGGTCTGAGGCGTGGCTGCAAGAACGGTGCGGTCATGTCACGTCCAGCGAGTTTTCCGCCGTCTTGGCCAAAGGCCCGGAAAAGAAAATGCGGACCGCATACCTGCGGCGCGTTGTCACGGAACGGCTGACCGGGAAACCTTCGGCCACCTATGCGTCAGGTTACTGGCTCAAAAATCTAGAACGCGGGAAAGAGCAGGAACCGTATGCTCTGATGTCGTACGAAGCGCTCACCGGCAACGTGGTCGAAAAAGCCGGGTTTATCAGGCACGCAACGCTGATGGCCGGGTGCAGTCCTGATGGTGTGATTGGTATCGACGGCGGCTGCGAAATTAAAAGTGTGATCCCGACCGTGCAATTGACCACGATTCTTGAGGGCGGTTATCCGACAGAGCACAAGGCGCAGATCCAGGGAACGCTTTGGCTTCTCGGTAGGACGTGGTGGGATTTTTCCAGTTTTTCACCGGACATGCCTGAACACCTGCGGAGCTATATTTTCCGGGTTGTCAGAGACGAGCCGTATATCGCAAACCTTGCCATCGAGGTCAAGATGTTTCTGGCGGAAGTTGATTTGATGGTGGCGAAACTGATGGGAGTGAAATAGCAATGGCCTACGAACAAAAACCCGGACAGTTTGCGCTGTTCAAAAACGACAAAGACGGCAATGAAAGCCGTCCTGATTATCGCGGCGACGGGCTTGATCTGGACGGGAAACCTATCCAAGTAGCTGCTTGGATCAAGCAAGGAAAAAATGGCAAGTTCATGGCATGCAACATTCAACTGAAGAGAGGGAGGTAAATGGAACCTGGCACCGAACTGACCGTACCGCAACGTGTCGCTGTTGCGCTGAATAGTGAAGCTCTGATCAAGGAATTCACCGAACTGGCAGAAGAATCCGCTTCGATCACAGCCATTACAAATGACGACTCATACCAGCAGTGCCATGCCGCCCGGATGCGGTTGGTAAAAGCTCGAACGACCACGGTCAAGCGCGGCAAGGATGTGAGGGAGGACGCCCAAGCGTTTGCCAAGGGCGTCATCGTGGGGGTCGATCAACTGCTCGCCATTATTGGCGCCGAGGAAAAGCGGTTGCAGGAAATTCAGGACGCCCATGACGCTATTGAAGAAGCCCGGAAGCGCGAAGCCGCCGAAGCCGAGGCGAAACGCATAGCCTTGGCGCAAGCCTGCATCGCCGAGATCAACGGCAAACCGATGGCCATGACTGGGAAACCGTCGGCGGCCATCGCTGTGACCCTCCACGACTTGCGGGCGATGGATGTCACGCCGTGGGCTGCCGAGTTCCTTCCCATCGCGCTGGACGCTCAGGCGAAGGCCGTAGCCACCCTGGAACAACTCCATGCCGGCGCCGTGGCGCAGGAACAAGCTGCGGCCGCAGAAGCAACGCGGATTGCTGACGAACGCGCCGAACTGGCCAAGCTCCGTGCTGAACAGCAAGAACGCGACCGGCAGGAACAGGCTCGCATTGCCGATCAGGTGCGGCGGCAGGCGGAAGCGGATGCTGTGGCAAGGGCCAAGATCGAGGCCGAACAACGGGCGAGCCGGGAGTTGATCGAGCAACAGGAGCGCTCGGCCCGGCTCGCCAGAGAGGAGCAGGATCGAAAGGCGAGCGAGGATCGACAACAGTTTGACATGCTCATGCAGGAATTGCAGGGCATCCGGCAGCAGGTGATCATCGCGCAAATCGGGCGTCAGGGCGTCAGGATTGGCGGAACAATTTCCTGTATAGAGGAAACCCTGGCCGAAACTGAGGGATGGCGGATTGATCCAGATCACTTCTTGGCGCTTACGGGTGCTGCGCAAAAAACCAAGGATGACGCGGTTGCGGCGATCAGGGATATTCTCGCCCAGGCCAAAGCGCGCGACCAGGAGGATGCCGCACGCCGGGCAGAAGATGCCAGACGGGCCGAGGAACTGCGTCAGGAAGAGGCCAATCTCGCGCAACAGCGTGCCGAGGTAGCCAAGGCTCAGGAAGCCGAGCGCGCGCGCGTAGCGGCCCAACAGGCTAGGTTGGACGGCCTGAAACGCGCTGAAGAAGCTCGCCAGCAGGAATTGCTCGACACCGATCATTTGATCGCCGCACTTTACGAGCGGATCAAGAATGAAAAGAAATACGCGGCAATCGCCAAGGCGTGCGCGGCCTACATCGAGAAAGCGCAGAGGCAGGCGGCGTGAGCGGTTGGGCAGACGAGTATCTGACTTTGATTGATGACTGCGAAGCGCGCGAGTCGCGTCTCACCAATTGGCAGCGCGGCTTTCTCGATTCAATTCGGGAACAACTCAGGCGTGATCGTCCCCTGTCATTACGACAGTCGGAAAAACTGGACGAGATTTGGGAGCAGGCAACGAAAGCTGGATGAAATTGCTATGTCTAAAGATAGACATTTTTCCATCGTCACCGAGCAGCAACGGACTATGTTCGCCAAGTTTGCCGAGCACCAGCCACTCCCGTTCCAGGCTGTCATCGGAGAATTGCACGAGCAAAGATCGTTACCGCAAAATGCTCGATTATGGTTACTGCATACAGCGGCGTCCGAAGTTACCGGCTGTTCGCCGGCCCGGATGCACGAGGACATGCTTTGCGAACACTACGGATATTCGGAGAAACGTTTACCAAGTGGTGATCTGGAACGCATACCCATGAAACGATCCAGCACTCGCGACAAGAAAGAGTTCGCTATTTTTATGGAGTTCGTCGAGAACTTTTACGGTGAACAACTTGCGGTATGGTTGCCATGAAATCTCGCAATAAAAAACCAATGACAACGCAAGAACGCCGTCATGTCGAGAGAGTCAAGACGCTGTGCTGCTCAGTTTGTGACGACCCGCGGCAATGCGAAGCGCACGAAATCAAGCAGGGATCATGGTTCCTTTCGATCGCATTGTGTCCCTCATGTCATCGTAATACGAAGCTAGGAATCCATGGTGGGAAACTGATGTGGAAAATCAAAAAAATGGACGAGCTCGATGCACTCAATATTACGCTGCAACGATTGGAGGAAGCATGAAACATAAATTCTACGGCTACGGAATTATCGGCAAGTCCGGTAAGCCATATTGGGATGAATCCTGCGTGTGCGAGGATAAAGCCCCGATGGGCGAAACCGTGGCTTGCCTGAATGATGACGATTTCAGCACAGGCCCGGATGATAGACCATTCCGCGTCGTGCGCCTGTTCTACGTGACGAGGGGAAAACGATGACCGGGCTTTATATTATTTCGCTACAAAAGCGATTGCAAGAGTGCCGTCAGGATGTTGCTCGACTCAGGCCCGGGTAACATGAATCGCGATCACATCAAGGGAATGTTATTCATCGTTCTGTTATGGATCGGTTTTACCTTGGCCGTCGAGCAACCACGGATAAAAAAGCCGCCGAAAAAAGAGCCGGTCAAAGTTGAACCATCACTCGATGTCAAAAGATTCAGCAAGTATTTGGACCTGAGGTGTTACGTCATGAGAAGAGGAGAAAAGAAATGACTACTGTGCAGCAAAATGAACTAGAACCAACCGACCATCTGGACGCGCCAGACAGCCGCGAGAGGATGAGCGAAAAGCAAGCCGCGGCGGAGCTTGTGGAAATGAAGGCACGTGTAAACGACTTGCAGAACTTGCTGACCGACGCTGACGATCAATGCGCGCAGCTTGAAGCCAAGCTTGCTGCTGTTACCGCAGCAAGCGATAAATATATCGCTCTGACTGATCCACAGATAGCGTCATTGTCGGCTAAGCTTGTCCGCTATGAACAGGCTGAACGGGAGTTGCCGGAGGAGCCAGATGATTGGCAAGATTGGCAACCGCAATTAGGCGCGTATAAACACGCGATATGGAAGGATGACTACGACACACTCCGCGCCGCCGCCGTGGCGTTGCAGGCACGTGTTGATCTACTCGAATTGTGGGAGAAGGATCGCGAGCAGGTTATTGAGCGTGCCGAGAAAGCCGAGGCCGCGCTTGCAAAACAAGACTATATCAATCAGATTCTCAACAAGGAAAATCAGACACAGCTTCAGCTTCGTAAGGATGCCGAGCGCGCCCTTAACGATCACGCGGCGGGGCAGGTGGACCATGTTGGTCAAAAGGAGTCTGCTCCGCCAGACCTATCTGTCCCCGCCGCACCTATTCCCGAGCGCCGAAGCAGAGTACGGCGGCGTATCAAGTATTCCGTGACGAGCGATCCAGTGCGACGTCTTGGCGCAGTTGACAGGAGAAAATTATGAAAACATGTCCGGTAACCGGCCGCGAGTGTGAGATAACGTCCTGCACTGGGATGCAGTGCGCGTTAAAACCGCTGCAATCTACTGATTTGATTTTCAAAACGAACGGACAGGAGACCATGCGTCTAGGTGATTTACGCAAAGACCAGCGACGCAAAGTAACCACTACTTACTTATGCAATGGGCTACCAATAGAGGGAATTGTAGATTGCAGAACCATTCACCCCTCCGACCGGCGCACTGCTACGCTGACATCAAGCCAACCCCCTGCGCCCGCTGCGGCACCGAGCAAGCTGCCGCTGACACGCGAGCAGGTAACCGATGCGGTATATGTCTTTGACCGCCTGTGTCCGAGCACGTGGAATGAGGACCGAGAGAAGTTAAAACATCTCGGCAACCAAGCCCTGCGCGCAATCGAAGCACAAGAGGAAATCGATCGGCTCAGGCGCGGACTCAAGGAGATCCAGAACGCGCCCGGCGGCGGGCCTGGTAGGAGAATAGCTACACAACTATTGGATCGGATATGAGCGATACGCCGAGAACGGATGCCGCGAAATATGCACCTTTCCCAAACTGTTATCCAGACGAGTTGGTTGTCTCTGCCGTCGTTGCAGAACGGATTGAAATCGATCTTCGCCAACTCGAACGCGAACTTGCGGCGGCCCGGAAGGAGAATCGCGACACAACTATTGGAGCGGACATGACACGAGGACGTTGTGAATGGGCCTGTAGTGGCGGGGCCGGTGTTGAATGTGATTTAGTGCAAAACTTACGGAACGAACTCGCGGCGGCCCGGAGGGATGCGGATCGGTATCGGTGGCTACGTTCATCCCCAATGCGGGATGGCCATGTTTTAGTAGCAGTCGAGTTACTGGCTTGGAACGAGGATGGGCCAACGGATACATGGTATGACGCTCAGAGCGATGATCTCGACGCCGCAATCGACGCCGCGCTAAAGCCATGAACCTCGAAGGGCTCGGCTGCCTGATCTTCGTTCTCGTTGTACTGGTCTGTGTTTCGTTCGCGGCATTTGTAAGGATGCACATATGAGCGAACGGGAGTTTGAAGTTCGAATAGTCGGGATCGACTACATTTGTGACGAGTGTAACTCAGGGGTCATGGAAAATCTTGACGGGATTATGTTGATGAGCAACCCTCCAAAATGGACCTATGTCTGCAATCACTGCGGACACGCCCAAACGCTTACCGCTAGATACCCTAGAATTGAGCACAAGAGAGTTAATGCTGATTGACCGCACGGCGCGGATAGCCGGTAGATAGGAGAGTGAAGAATGAAGCAGTGCCCGTATTGCTATCAGTGGTTCCAGTCTCTCGGACTCGCATCGCACCGGGCAGCGTGCTGGCGTAAATGGAAAGAGAAGCAGCGCAAAGGGAAAGGCCGGCCACCGGTTAGCAGCCGACCCATGCGATCAGATGCACCCAGCCAGAGCCGCTTCTAGCGCCAGCTCGTATTTTTTCCGCTCAAGCCGATCGCGAGCCAGGCCGACAATGAATCCGTACTCATCGAGCTGGAGCAAATCAGCATCGGTGATAAAAATAGGCTGTTTGACCGGCTCGGTGATGCACGGCGTAATCACGGGCACTTTGACGACCGTCGGTAGGACCGGCTCAACAGCACACCCCGCGAGGAAGGCTGTCAGGAAGGCCGTGGCGAGGACTAGAACCCTGGTCATGGGGTAAGCGCCGCACGGGCGTCCTGAACCCCGGATTCGCACGATTTAGCCCCTTCCCCGCGATGTTTGACTAGTTCCGCCAGCCTGCTGATCTGATCGAGCAACGGCTCGGTGGCTTTCTCAGCCTGCCGGCGTGCGGCAGCCCCCTTGGCTTGGGCTTGCTTGGTCGCCAGTTCGGCGGCTGTAACTGCCTGATTCTGCTGCTCGATCTGTGCCCCGAGGGTCTGGATCATGAGCTTCTGGGCATTGGCTTTGGATTTGCACGCGTCGAGCCGGGATGACTGGACCGTGACCGCAGCACTAAGCACGAGGATCACCAGCCCGGCGCCGGCAGCAACATACATGGTCGGGGAAATTATCATCCTATCCCCTGCGTGTAGCTTACTTGCCCGTTTGCCCGGTGTGCTGTCAGCACCTGTCGGCGCATGCGGGGATCAATAGAGAAATGCGTCCACTGGAAAAACTCTAGAATGAGCTGATCGAATTCCAGTCCCGATGCTTCGATCTTGCGACACACATCCTCCGGTGTCCCGAATTGTCTAGCCGTAAAATCAGCTGCCATCCCGCGACAGTGCGCCGACGATTTGGAACCCTTTGCCGCCACGTTCAACTTCGGAGACCGATAGCCGGAGCTGATGTAGATCGGGCAGTCTAGTAAACTCCTCACATCCTCAAGCGCCATGGCAAGATCTGAAAGGTTCGCCAAATGTTCGGCGTTGGGAGTATTATCGATTTCTTCCCGCACCGCAATTTGGGAGTGCGTGAATTCATCGAGAAAGAAATGATTGCTCAACCTCTTCATGTTCATGCGCCCTCCTTCAATTCACCGTCTTTGACGGGAGTAATCGTCCTGCTGCTTTCGGTGTGCTCCCTGTATTCGCTATGCCTGTTTCCTCCATAGCGCATTGTGATGAATTTTTTGATTAGCTCTGGGAAGATCAAGAAGAGCATCAAAACGAACAACACATTTTCATGCGTGATCAGCGCGTCAGCATATTTCCAGATTAGCCATACGCACAGACCCTTGCCGATTTGCGCCCAAATCTTGGACTCCTGCACCTCCCCGCCGTGCATACCGAACTCGTTAATCTGCCGGCGAAGAGTGCTACTGGCGCGGCGTTCGCTCATCTTCGCACGCTCGTCTTTTCGCCGCGGCAAAATTTCTCGAACATATACTGGACTACCATCGCTATCTCCAGAGGAGTCAATAACAGGCATCCATCATTTTCTACGCAATGCACCGTCTGCTCCGCGGTCAGCCGGATGATGCTGCTGCCGTCGGGCTGCACCTCGATCTGAGCTGTCGGGGCTTCTGCGGCGCCGGCCGATATGGCGACGAACAGCAACACGAGGATACCGTATCTCATTTCAGAGCCTCAATTTCCTTGAGCAGCACCGGCACGATTTCCTCGCCCCAACTGTGACGCATCTGCGCACAGACATCCGCAGCCCTACGCATTCCCGCCAGCCATGCGGCAGGAGGTGGACCATGCCGGTAGTCCTCCTGCTTGAGACATGAACATTCTGGATCACCGTATTTGCAGGTATTCATTGATTGGGACAAAACGGAGAATGAACCTGCGTCCCCGGCTCGGTGTTCGCGCACATATACGCAGACTCCATGAATGAGCAACCGGAGAGCAGGAGGATAGCAAGGAGAGCGGGTTTCATTTTGGGAATCTCTCTACAAATGAGATAAACAAACTAATGCACGTCAGCGCGGCAATGATATATCCGATACTTCGTGGTAGAAAATTTCTCTCACGATCGGTCATCGCCTCGCGCCACTCGTTTGCATTGTCGCGCCACTTTTCAGCGTTGCGCTCGCTCACCATGACGGCCTTTTCCGCGTTGGCAAGAGCAACCTCGACAGCTTTTTCCTTGGCTGTGGAAACCTCGCCGTAACGCCTGTCCCGCTCGTCCATCAATGTCTTGAGCGTCTCAAGCGTCCATCCATGTTCCGCGTCGTTCATCTGAACCATCTCAGCGCCGCTATAATTCCGGCACTCGTAACTGCCGACACGGTTGCAACCATCGCAATAATCGCTCCCTTCGCACCTTTTGCCATGTTAATGTCGGCCTTGATGCTGTCAATGTGTTGGTCAATAATTTGATGGCGCATATTATGGGAAATCTGGTAGGACTGCACCGAGACCGTCAATGCATCCAGCTTGCCTTCAATCCGGCCTATCGTTTGATCTGTGTCGTCAACCATGATTTATCCTTTCAACAGTTCCCGTGCTTCACTCAACGTAAGTCCCAGCTTATATCGTTCATCGGTCAGCCTGTAAGCCGCATCGTCGAGCGATAGATACGTGCCGTCCATCCTGGGCCAATATCTCTGCACGACAGACGCTGTTACCTCGGCCCATTGCCGGTATGCTCGCACAAATTTGTAGAGCACAGGATGAGCAGCTATGCCGATTGCAAGTGCGAAGGGTGCTGCCTGCTGGTAGCCAAAATGGAACAGCAGCGCGGCGATGACAGCACCGATAACGATCGGAATCTCGAACTGCCACACATGGGTCAGCTCGTGATGCAGCAGCCCGAGATCGCCTTCATACTTCGGGCGTAGACGCACGACCAGCCCTCGAATATCGCCGCCGACACCGGCCGGCAGCTTGTCGGTGTAGACGATGATGCAGGGCGGCCACCAGTTGATCACTTCGGTTTCTCCTGTTCGTCGTCAATGAATGGCAGCAACGCAGTGAGATCAACTTCCGTATCGCCGCTGCCGAGGTCGGACAGTTTAACTTTTGGACAATTTACCTCGATCTCCTGTTCGAGAACAGTATTAAAATCCTTGGAGAATTCAATCAGCTTCGGGTTTATCACGATTGTTTTCACCCCATCCTTCTCGGTCTCAAGCGTGTGCGAGATAGTAGCTTGCCCGTTCACTTCCTCGCCATATTCCTTGATTAGCTCGTTTCGCTCTGTCATGATCCGGGTGTATTCCGTCGAGAGCGCATCGCTTACCCTGCCGATCCAATACTTGCCCTTCAGCGGCAGTTTGACCGCTTCGAGTTTCTTGATCGTTTCGATTGCTCCGTAAACCTGTCCTGCCGTGAGTTTCATCTTGCCTCCTTAGTTAACGTGCGCTCAACTGCGCGATGGTGTAGGCGTTGATTGAATCTCAAAGCCCCAGCTTCGCCTTCTCCGCCCGGCCCCACGCCCGGCATTCCTCCGCGTAGGCGTTGTAGGCGGTGAATTCCGCGCTCGGCGCAGTCCTCAGCAGTTTCAGCTCATCGGCCATCGAGTAGCGCTCGGAGATTGCCGTTTGCACGCGCTCGTTGATCAACCTCACATGCGGGCTCGCGGCTTTGATCGCATCGCGCAGGGCATCGGTGAGCTTTACCGTGCTCACATTCGCAGCGATCTCCTGCGGCTGCTCGGCCGGCAACGTGACGCCATCGGGCAGGCTCACGTAGGTCACACCCTCGATCGTGGCCAGCTCGGTGCCCAGGCGCTGGCGCGTCTCCGTATCTTCAGGCAGCCGCAGCTCGCGCGTGACTTGGGCGTCGATATACTTTCGGTAGCTGACGATGGAGGGCATGGTTTTGCTCCTTGAGATAACGCAGCAGGTGTTGCAATGAATTTCTGGTCGAGTTTGGCTTCATCGTGTAGCCCCATCGCTATCGCTCGGGGCCTCAGAGATACAAGGCCGCGCGAAACCCCACGTTAGCGGCGGAGCTGCCCCGCACAGGGCTGAGATTCAACGCCCACACCCCCGCGCTCGACGAGTTGCTCCAGCTACCGCCGGAGCTCGGGCACATGTCGGCAGGGCGATAGTCCCAGAACCCATCCGACCCGAAGGCGTTTGTGCCGCCAACCCCGCCGACAAGTGGGCCGCCGAGTCCCGTCCATTTCCAGGCATCGCCACTCGTGGCCTCGGAGAATACCTGCGCGGCATTGCCGTATAGCTTGGCGCTGCTCGACGCCACGGCCGCGCCATAGGTCGCGCCGAGGCTGTCGTAGTTTGCCGCGAGCTGCGCAGCGGTTCCCCACAAGTCGAGCGCGCCCCCGACGCCGGCCGTCATGCTCTTCATCTGGGCGGCGGTCTTGAGCACGTAGTAGGTCGTGCCGGCGGTCTCGGTTACGAGTCCGGGCGTGACTTCCCACATGCAGCCGTTCAGATCGCAGACGCCGGAATTCTGGCCGTTGTGCGTGGTGCGGCTGAAATAGTTCGCGCTTCCGGTCTTGGCGGCGTTGCTGTAGCCATCCGACACGAACGTGAGCGTGGCATCGCGGTCGTCGCCGAGCGCATTGTTGTTGCAGCCCTTGGGCGTGTTATAGGTGGCGTTATAGAAGCCGCAGAACGTCGTGGCAGTGCTGGCGGCCGCGTGCGCGTAGGAAAGCATCGCCAATTTGGCGAAGATGAAGCGGGAATTACAGAAGAAATTCGCACCGCGCGTCTGTGCGGCCGCAATCGCGCCGTAGTAGAAATTGGCGGGAGCGCCGGTCAGGCCGGAGAATGAGTTATGCGCGGCGCTGCTGGAGAGCGGATTGCCGTTTTTCAGGCTGCTCGCGGTGCCCGCGTTGTTGGAACAGAGGTACTTGTCCACGAATTCCCCGAGTTGCGGCACCCCGTTGTCATAGTCCGCGCGGTGCAGCGCATACCCGTCCGCGTTGGCGGCGGCCTCATTGGCGTAAGCGGAGTTGGGTTTGATGTCCACGGCGTTGATCGCGAGGCCGTTCGCCCCGGTGCCCCACTTATAGTAGATAGCCGGGATCCAGACCATCACCGAGCCGTCCGAATACTGATAATTGCCGTAGCTGTCCGAGCCGGGCTGAGTGTGCCCGGACATCGGCGTGAACCCCGCCGGCACGCTGGGGCAAATGCCAACCCCAAACCCAACGGCGCCCGCGGTGCCGATGTCATTAATGGCGGTCGAGATACCCAGCACCTGCGACAACAACGTGTAGCCGACCAAGGTGTCGGTTCCGTCCGGGAACGTCTTGGTGCCGGCGGTCCCGGTTGCGAGCGTGCTGCCGTCCGTGCCGCTGATCGTGATCGTCTCGTTTATCGTCGCGGTCTTGCCGTCCGCGAGAGTCAGCGTTGCCCCAGTTGCAGGGGTGGTAAGAGTGATCTTGTTGTAACTCAGGAAGCCTGAGATCGTGCTGTTAGCTACTGTGCCGGTCAGGGCTTGAGAGGCGGCGATTACTGCGCCTGCGGAGAAGGTCGATGCTTGGCTGAAGCTCGTCGCGCCCAGTATCGTGTTCGTGCCGCTCGCGTGGCCGATGTTGATCCCGACACTGGCCGCCGATCCAAAGTTGATCGTCGTCGCAACCGAGTCGAGCAGCCCCATCGTGGCAGACCCGGCGATGATGCTCGTGTTTATTATCGGAGATGTCTGCGTGTTGCTTGTGTCGAGCACCATCTTGCCGGTGCCGGTGACTGCATTGGTGAGAGTGACTCCACCATAGGTCAGGGCACTCGATAGCGTCACGCCCTCGCTAAACGTGGTAACGCCAGCAATGGCATTGGCTCCGCTCGCATGGCCGACATTGAGAGCAACGCTGGCTCCGGTAGCGATACTAACAGTCGTTGATCCAGCCGCGGCTAATAGCTGTGCGAGTGTCGCGCTGTAACTGACACCGCTCTGAACAATGACAAGCGTATCGGTGACTTTTGCAAGCCCACCTGGAACTGGTGTTACTCCGCTAAATCTGATTTCTGCCATTTCGTTTTCCTCTACGCCATTTCTTCAAACACCAGCGGAGCCGACCAGGTATCGAGATTCGGATATCCCATATCAACGTCTTGCACGAGCGCGCCCCAAAATGAATGAAGCTGTCTCGTTGATGCGCCTGAATGTTCCGGGAAAGCTGATACCCACACGCCACGTCCGAGACCAGCGGCGACCATATCGACAATCAAATCGCGTGAAGCGGCTTCGAGCTGCGTCAGATTCAAACGCATCCAACGATAGCGTCCTAGAGGTTCAACTCGAAGATCAAGAGATTCAGCGCGGACTGGTCTCGTCTGCTCTTTCCAGCCGATAGTAAATCCGTTCTGATTTGCATTCACCACTGGTTCAATTCGTTTTCCTATGCACACCCGGCTTACCTCAAGGTATCCATCCGGGTTAGCCGCATCAGCTATCGTGATGCGAATGTGTTTGATAGTACTGTAATTCGTGGTAAGCCAGACTTGTGCGGTCACGTTTCCTATCGTCAGTCCTGTGTCCGGCGATGTCGTCGCGGATGTAAACACCAGATCGGTATCCCCTGCTTCGGTCGAATATCCGTACACGATAATAGTCGCTGCCGAAGTAAAATTTGTCCACGCGAAACAAATACTATCTATGTCCTGAGCAGCGCTCCACCGGTAATCGATATCCTGCGATCCATCTGTGGTCGAGCGCCATACCGCGGCTTTCTCATCCTCCTGAGTATTGCCGATCAGCAGCGTTCCAGCTTCCTCATCTGCCGTAGCTGTCGCAGTATCCGCGAGGTTATCCCAAATGAATCTAACGTTGGTTGTCATCTCAATTCAGCCCAACTATAAAATGTGCCATTAGTCGAATTAATTTGATACGTGCTGCCATTCGGTATAATCAAAGACATATTTCCGTATGACCAAATCCCGCCTTGATAGCCCGGCATGTCGGTATAGCCGAACACTACGCCGTCAACGACGATGGCAAAACCTCCCAAACTAGTCGTTAGATTCACCATTGTCACCGACACAAAGATTGGTTTGCCGGTTGAGTTCGTGTAGGGTGTTCCGGCAGCGCGAGAATCTTTTACGTCCTGCCACGTCTGACCTACTCCAATTTGAGAAGCTGTTGCTGCTGCTGCATCCGCGAGTGCTTGCGCTACATCATCGACGATATCGCTTGCCGGGGTTCCGGCAATCTCGGTCTCCGGTGGGATTACAACGTCCGCTGGCAATGAAACATCCTGCGTTCTCGGTGTGATCGCTTGCAGGCGTAGGATGCGAGTGGAGACTATCGTAGCCATTATGGGGTTACCAATGGATAGACTTCGCTGTAAGTCTGCGATGTGACATTCGCGAGGTCTCGCAATTCGGCCATGTTGAAATAGGTGATGTCATCATACGATCCTTCAATATCAACATCGGTCGCGATTCGACGTGCATCATATTTCGCACGCGCAAACTTTATTCCGTCAGGCGTCACATCGGCGTCGTGCGCCAACGCAAACTTGATATAGAAGTCGGTGTTGTCCGTTACCGTTCCGACCCAATTGCCTTCGGAAGTTAAATCTTTATTCACCAATAACAAGGTTAAATCAATTGCACCTCCCTGCGGGTATGATCCATTGGTTTCGTATGAATATTGCACACCTGCGGTTGACGTCACGTCAGTTGCTCCACTCAACAACATATATTCGGAGCCGCAAGCACTGTTGTCCTGTTCTTCCCGAACAAAGTTTTTCATTCGCAAATATCGAACAAAACTAGCGGGCGCTGAATTGTAAAGCGGAATGTAGCCTGTCGGCGGCGTATCTTCTGTTAGCGTTAATACTCCACCAGTCGCGCCGTCCTGTCTGACGATCAGACCATAGTGTAAGGAGTTCGGAGTCCACGTCCATTGCGGATTTGTCCCGGCTTCTGGATCGCCAGAATTGAACCACGTGTCATTCTTTTTCAACCAAGCTTTTCCGTTTATTAAATCAATCGCAATCGCTCCGGTATCACCTGCGCTATAACCGGACATTCCCGTGTTGTCTGCCGTGATGTCTGCGGTCAAGTTGCTGGTTACGTTGCCTGAACTGACAATCATCAACGCACCAGAGCCTAAATATCCGTTTCCGGTTCCTACGGTCAAAGGTGCAATGTCTTTGACAAATCCAAACACGAGGTTACCGACTGTGGTAACCGTGAATGCTTGGAAAAACTTTCCTGCTGTCATTCCCTTTGCGGTCGTGCGAACCATTGAACCGTTGTAAGCAAGTGTCGCTGTCTTGTCGCTAGCAGACAGAGTTACCCCGCGCGTCCTATCATTGTCATTCCACGATGCCAGACCGAACGATGCGTTTGCCAATACTTCTAATCTCACCCGAGCGGCTAACCAATCATTCGTAACGCCTACAATTTGCGCTGGAACACCAGCCGACAATCCGAAGCGCGGATGCGTGAGTGTGGTCGTGTCGCCGATGTCATAATCCAGCAGCTCGGGAAAGCCCTCGAAGCTAAATATCGTCCGCGCAATTTTTGACAAAGCGAGCCGTCTTGCGGTCTCGACCTCGATATCCGATTCACGCACCATCAGGTTTTCAATTGGGACTGGCAGGCCACTCTGATTCCAGTTTGCAACTACTGTTGCATCCGAATCAGCAATCACCACGTATTCGTCGGTCAGTATCGGAACTTGCTCGGCAGTGACCGCACCGGATAACATTGAATCCGGCGTCCAGTTTTTTTCCGCATTCAACCGAACAGCACCCGTTACCTGCGGGCGTCCAATAGGTGCGAATGTTCCGTCGATCATTTCCCGCGTGCCGATTGATCCGACAGATTCTCCAAACCCAATCCGCACCAGGATCATTTTTCCATCGGAGCGAGTTGTTACCGTAGCACCCACAGAAGCAGCGAGCTGCTGCATTATTGCCAGTCTGTTACCGCCGTCTGTGATGTAAAGCCCGAGCGGCTGCGGGCATGCATCCCGAAAATCCCGCAACGCAGTAATGTCTATTTGAGAGGCAGTGATAACATTGCCGTCTCCCAATACCGTCGCTACCCATTCGATCAATCCACCCGCATCGTTGCGCCACTCGTTATTGATCTTGGCACCCTGAACGTCACAGGTGATCTGTCCGTAGCGCGCATTAGTCAGGGTAAACGTGCCAGTGGTAGTATCCGCTGTCGCCGCAACCACTATCCCGTTATCTCTGACCTCGATAATGCTTTCAATTTCTCCTATATGCACAGCATATTGTTGAGTTGCCGAATCGACCAGAACCGGGGTCACATTGAAGCACTCACCGAGACAGACCGGAAGCAACACGTCCTTGTTGTCTCCAGTTCCTCCTACTGTAGCAGTTGAGAATCTATCGTTGAGCGGGCCAAAAATATCTCTCAATACCAGGCTCAAACGGTTCCGAGCTTTGGGGAAAATGTCCTTGGTCGTTCCTGAAAATACAATCTCGAAAGCGGATCGCGGCCATTTTGCGACACCCTTTACTACGTCACCCGCCTCGCCCATTGGGATAGTTATCGCGCGTCCTGCCCATACATCATTTAGCCAATCGTCAAGCGAACCATCTTCGTTGTCGAGCTCTAAATCACCGAACGAAATACTACTACCAGACCCATCAAGATCGAGCCTGCGGGTAAACTGCATTCCACCAGATATGCGGCCTGTATAGAGTTGATTCGCGGGAGTATCTGCTGCCGTGCTGGTGTAACCAGTATTTGATAGATAGCGAGTAGTCTCTACGCCATCGATCATAACATCAGGTTCAGCAAGTATGCATCGCCTGCCGATATCATTTGCGGGCGCGACGAACCAATCAAGAAATGCAGTCGAATAATCTTTTGTTCCGGCAGCCCGTGATTGTCCGAACCCGGAAACAGAAGATGATACTGTCACACTTGTTTTTGCCGTCGTCGATACTATCGAACCAAATCCGCTGACAACAGACGAGCTTCCGCTTTCGGTAATCAGGAAGTCACCGGACTCCGTAATCAGAAAGTCATCAGCTTCGGTTACCAGAAAATCGCTCATGCCGCCACTCGGTCACCATTCAAATCCAAATCAGCATCGGAAAGCGTGAATACACCTTGAGCGCCGAACGACTCTTGAGTTACCAGATCAATCGCGTATAGAGTCCCGGCACTGACCGCACTGTAATATCCGACAGCATCAACCACACCAGCAGCAGGAACATCGAACGCCGCTCCATTGGTTGAATCATCAGCAACACCAATTGCAGCGGCATTGTAAGCGATGGCTTTCCGAGCATACGCAGGGGAACCCCCGGTCAACTCGACATATTTAGTGATCGTGCAATCGGTAATATCTGTGGTGAAATCAATGGCAGCACCGGCAGGAATTTCCGTGAGTGAGAAATCATTTCCTGCTACACCAATCACGTAGTAGGGAACATCGTTGAACAGACCAGCACCTTCCGAGACCAGCAAGGTAGCAATAACCAGATCGCCATTCGACAAACCATGTGAAGCTTTGGTCAGCAAATTGGTCGATGCCGTTCCGGTAACTCCCGTCAAAGCTGTAGCAGTCAACAACCCGCAATACGTAGCCAGTGCAGTCAACGCATCGAGCATTGCATTTTTTCCGAGAATTGAATATGGCATGACGATCCTTTATGCGGCCTTCGCCGGTCGAATATTTTGCCGGTAATCGACTTCAAGAGTTGCTTTAGCTATCTTGTCACCCGAAGCATTTGTTGCCCGGACGTTCGCAGTGTCCCCAATTCGCGTATCTGCCCGCAGCGCCTCGACCTCAACTCGCAATGCCTTGATCTCATCGATCAGCTCTTTGTTGCTCAACATCGAACCGGTATCTGCTGACGAATAGACCCGACCCGGCGAAGTGAAGTTAACCAGTTCCGGCCCTCTTTCCCCGACCATCGACCAGCCGCTCGCAATACCCCCGCCGGCATGGCCGGGAATATTGGTGAAGATAGCCATAGCTTCGGCAAGGGTCTGCACCCCGGCGCGGATACCGACCAGCTCTTCGACCTGCTGCTGTAGCAGGCTGATCTGGCTGGTCGCATTAGCAGCAGCCCGGGTTGCAGTATCCCCGGCTGCTGTGAGTGCCGCCTGAACCTCGGCAAATACCACGTTATAGCCCGTTCCTGACGCGTAGGCGCCGCGCCCGGTGGTAAGGTATGCTTGGCTAGCCCCGGATAGCGCAGCGAGCGCCTCCGCATCGCCCAGGCGTGCTTTGGAAGCTATATCCCGGAATTGCCTTTGAGCTTCAGCCAACTGCTCCATCGGCCCTAGAGGCGACAGGGTACCGATCAGCAGCGAAGCCTGGAGGTCGTGCAGGCTCTTGCCAAACCCGCCCATCTGTTCGGCGAGGTTTCTGAGCTTGTCGGCTTCGGTATCGTATGCCCGCCAGACGTTCGCCCGGGCTTCGTCAAGCGAGGCCATGCTGTCAATGATTTCAGGGAAGATAGTCGCGAAGGCACCCTGCACGTTCATCAAAGACTTGAACATCTCAATGCCAGCAGTGGTTGTCAGATCAAGTCCTGCGACCAGCAACTTGAATTCTTCGCGTGTTTCCGGCACTGATCGATTCATCGCCGCGAATTCTGCTGCCACCTGTTTTGTAATGATCGCGTTTTTCTCGGCCTGCGTGTAGAAATTATCATAGTAGGATTTGAATTGAGATTGCAGATTTCCGGCACCACCGAAGGCAGTAGTGATCCGGCCGGATATTTCTACGGTCGCCGCCAAGCCGATGCCGAGAACCTCGAACATGTCCCGGACAACTTTTACTTCGCCGATCAATCTCAGAAAAGTCTGTCCAAGCGTTTCACTCTCAGTTTTGAAATCGTTGATATTCGGAATTAGCTCCGTCGCAACTTGATCAACAAGCTGAGATATCGCGGCAGCAGTTAAACCTGCGTTCACGGTTGCCGTGTCCCCCATCCCGACGAAAACATCAACGGCGTGAGTCATATTGGTCAGCATAGACGAATCAGCACCCAACAAATCAGCGGCTCGCTTAAAGTCCATAAATACAGGGACCATCGCCGCTTGTATGTCCCTCGCCTGCTTCGCATAAATCGGGTTGCTTTCGGGAATCAAATCTTGATACTGCGTGCCATCGTTTTCTGCTAACGCAAATGCAGTTGCTCCACTAAATCCGCTGCGCCCGATATTTCCAGTCAGCCGATAGCCGGTCCCCTGAGCATAGGTTCCACTGCCGAATACACCCATTGATTTCAAAATTCCATACGCGGCCAGCGCCCAGCCGACATACGGTATAGCGGTAGCAATGCCTGCGCCGAAAGTTTCAGCCATAGCTACACCAGCAGTCTCACCAAGCGTCAGCCCAACTCCGCTGAACGTGCTTTCTGCAATCGCGGCCCCGCTCACGCCTGCCATATATCCTGAACCACCGCCTAACATGGTCAGCAAATTTGATCCACCACTAAACAGATTACCAATACCGCCGGCAGTCGATAGCACGTCGCCAACGCTACCGATCGCCTGCTGCGCAACACCCGCACCGCTGATACTCGCGATGATGTTGAATATCCATTTTTTTGCAGTGAGTTGATACAGGATATCTATGAGATGCGTTTTCAGCATGTCTCGAATTCGTTCGAGCACTGACTTACTGGTATCGAAAATTGAGAGGAAGGCTTGATGTCCCGCGGACTCGACAGACTGCCAGAACGAAACCTGCGAACGATTTATTTCCTCCGCAGCGTTCTTCGCAGCGATGGCTTCTTTCCCGCGCGCGATTGCGCCTTCGCTGATCTTTGCGGTTTCGGCTTGACGTAGAAAAATTGCTATCTCACGTTCCTTATTTGTCATGCCGATCAACTTCGTCTCGAACTGCATCTGCTCGATCTGCTTCTCCATCGCCAACTCTGCATCGCCTTGAGCTTTACTACGTGCTGCCATCAGGTCATTGACCTCGTTCATTACCACCATCCACTCTTCTTCTGCTTTCACATAAGCTTTTAGCGCTGCCTCGTCTGCGTTCTTCAAGTCCACAGCTTGCGCTGTTGCTTTAAGATTCTCAAGCTGCGCGACGGTGAGATGTTTGTATTGATCGGTGCGCATCCGCTCTAGATTAAACATCAGCTTCTCAACTTCGGTCGAATCTTTTTCCAGCAGCAGCTTTTGTTCGAGCGCTTTGATCATGCTCTCATAACTTTTGAGCGCTGCATCTGCTGCGGATTGTTGTTTCTTGAGCGCGGCGTCGTCAACAATGGTCGGGCTAAGGGTTGACCTCGGTTTCCCTCCACCTAAAGCATTCACTACGGCTATCATGTCCAGCATCTTTGTGCGCTCAACAACCATATTCGATATCTGATCCTTGATCGCGTTTATGACGGCTTCGTTTACAGCAGATTGATTGGCGGCGTTCCGGGCCTGTATCGCGCGCAAGTTCTCGTAGGCGTCCTCGATATCATCAGTTATCTTTTGCAGTTGTCCTGCTGCAGTCCACCCCATCACCCCTTGCATGGCCGCTTTCGCACCCTCGAACATGGTGCTCCAGAATCCCTCTCCTGATTTTCTCGCGAGTTCCATTTGCTCCGTCATCTCGGACAATTGCGGAAGTAAATCATTCAGGATGCTGATGCCAACTGCGGAAATGGAACCAGACAGCCGCTTCATGTTATCGTTGAAAATCTCAGCCTGTCGCGCGGATTCAGTAGTTACAGGGTTTAATCTCTGCCCTTCGGCGATCATCTCAGCAATGGCCGCGCTGCCGCTGTTGAGCATCGGGATCATGTCCAGGCCGGCCTTGCCAAACAGTTTCACAGCCAGCGCGGACTTCGCGGCACCATCGTTCATCTTTGCGAACTTATCCGCCACCGCTAGCATCACAGCTTGCGTGTCCTTCAGCGTGCCGTCGGTATTTTTCACCTGTACGCCAAGAGCCGCGAAGTTCCGCTTTGACTCAGCCAGCCCCATTGATGCATCGAACATCTGGCTCGACAGTGTCTTGAATCCCTTGGTAAGCGCCTCCCCGCTGACTCCAGCCAAATCAGCGGCGTGTCTCAACCCCGCCAGCGTTTCGACTGACACATTTATTTTCTGCGACAGCTTCGACAGTTCATCTTGAGCATCGATCGCGCCCTTGATCATGCGCCCGAACCCGATGAGACCGATGCCGATGCCAAGGGCGCCGAGTGCCCGCTTTGCCATCGCCACCGACGACTCGATCCCCTTCATCGCGCCGCCGACCATGCGCTTCGCGGAAGTCATATCGCCTTGCAAGCGCGCCAGGTTGGCGAGCATTTGCACTTCGAGGGTGCCAGCTATCATAGATTTGCCAACTCCATCATGGACTGCTGCATTGATTTCGCAACACCGGAAAGGTCGGGTTTGATCTCTTGCCACGGCGCTTTCGCGTCGAACTTCTCGGCGCGCTGAGATTCATTCAGGTACTCGATGCTCAAACGCCGCAGCATTTTGCATTCCCACGGTGACAGCACGGTCCGCAGGTTGCGCTGCGCCGACTCTATCTCGGCATGCGTCAGTGGGCCGGAACCCATTGCCCCGCTCATTGCCGGTCCGATATCCCAAAACAGACCGAGCAGATATTCGTGCCCGATCAGCGGCGGCATATCCGGCTGGTAGTGCTCGTCCTCTTTGTCTTTCCGCAACCTCCCCAACCGGGACAACTGCGGCGACTTAGACTTGTCGTTGTCCGGCTTCTCTACCAGCGCGTTGAGATAGGCGCTGTGCCGAACGTACAGGATCAGGGCGTCGGCACAGCGATCGGAAAATTTGCGAGGTTCTCACTCTTGGCGAGAATCTGTTCCTTGATCGGAGGGTTGATTGTGCAGAGTTTGACCGCGCCCTCTGGCGTATACGGGTCTTTGATGCCGCGCCACCCGACTACGCGCATCGCAACCAGCGCGGTGCTGTAAGCGATATCGTCCTCGATCGGAACAATATGGATTTGCTTACCGCGCGGGTCGCGCTTCTCAGCCATCGCATCAGCCGTGCGCCGTTCGTTCATCGTGGTCTGGATAAAATCCAGAATGCGTTGCGCGTGCCCGCCGATGACGGACAAGAAAATTCCGGTGCCCTTCCCTGTCTGATCGTCGGTAACCTCAAACTCAAACGGCGTGTCGCACGATTTTGTTACGTTCAGATCGTCAAGCGAATACATGATTATTCTCTCCTGAGATTGCCCTTGCCGACGCGCCGGTCCTCAGGAGAGGACGCAACGCGCCGGTAGGTACGGGTTGTGGGCTTATCGCCCGATTACACTTGCGCCGTGATGATCGGCTTGCGGCAGATCGCGAAGTCCACCGTGATACGGCGAATTGAGTTGACCTCCCCGTCCTGCCACTCGAATTTCGACACCAGCACGTCGAGCCAGTGAATGCTCGTGTCCGGATAGACGATCTTCGCGGAATAGTGATTGTTCGATTCCGCTGCGGCCTCGATGATGTCCTGCCCGGCATCGCTAGGCAGACAGCCGATCGTCAAGTTCATGGTTCCGTAGTTTTTCGACCCTTTGACCTTGGTGACTACGGCGGTGTCGATCGGCGTAAATTCAGCGACATTCGCCGTCACTCCGTGATTGCCGTAGTTCTCTACCTCGCCAACCGCAGTAAAAACAAGATCGGTTGACTGGTAGCCCGCTTCGTCATACGTATCGGGAAGAGTGGCGCAGATGGAAAGCGTCGCGCCGGCCAGACCCTCAATTACAGTTCTTTCGCTCATGGTAATTTCCTTTCAAGTGACCCGCACGCGGGCAATAAAAAGCCCGCATAAGGCGGGCCGGCTACAACTCCTGTGAAACGGTGTTACGTCGCCGCAGTCCATCTGACGATGAAGTCCCGTGATCGAGTAAGAATAGCTTCTTCCAATATCGGCAGATCAGGCCCTTCGGTATCAGGCAAAATCGAATCTACTGCGATGTTATTAACGCTGCCGCGTTGATTCGGACACGCGGCGAGCACAAGATCGAGCAGCGATTTCAGACCGGGGTATCCGTCATCGGCTGGCGATGCGCCTCGAAAAACTGTGACCTGCACGCGGTCAGTATGCATGCGCTTTGTTTCGGTCATCGCAACGGTCAAGCGCGGGATGCTATCAATCTGCGTCACGGCGATTGCGGGCATGGCGGTATTCAGCGGCAGATCGCCCGCGACGATGCGCGCGGCTGGCACGACTGCGACCACGGCGGCGGCATTCGCGAGCAGATAACGAATTACCGCCGTTCCGCTCACGATTCGGCCTCGATTATAACGTCAGAAGTATCAATGCCGTGCTTCGTTGCCAGCCGCTTTTTCATATACTCGGCTGCGGCAATCACCGCGGATTGCGCTTGTCCATCTAACGCAGGACGCATGAAAGCATACGGACCTTTCTTAATACCGGGATGCCATACTGACTTCACGAAAATTCCACCAAATGACAGCCATCCCTTTTTTGCGGTAATGAAGTGAGCCTTCGTGCCGAACTCCAGGAATTTTGCGATGTATTCATGCGGCCCTGTTGCTTTCAATGAGGCTATCACTTTCCCGCCCTTCGCTCGCGTGCTGATTTTCAATCCCTTCGCGAGCAACCCGGATACGCTATGCACGTTAGCTTTAGCAACCGGCTGCACAACTTTCATGCCACTGCGTAGCGCGCCTCTGAGAATATTTTTCTCAATTTTCGGCGCAAGTTCCGACATGAACTTATTCAATTCAGAAAGTCCTCGGACGTGAATCTCAGCCATTACGCGCCATCTTTCGCCCATGCGACCATCCGCCCGAACCATCCCGGCTCCGGTCGCAGCACGGCAATATCCTGCCCGCCGTCGAGGATCATGAAGTCATGATCCGGGAATGTTTCATTCAATACCTTGCTGGCGGTGGCGCGTTGCTTGTCTGTCAACTTCGCGTGGCACCGGAATAGCAACACGTCGCCGGGACGAAGACTGATCACGTTTACGGAATCAAATGCGGAAAGAACTTGTGCAACGTCCATGACTATTTCCTCGATGGCAATGGCCTCGGTGGCAATGGCCTGGGAGGAACATGGCCGCGATATCCTGGAGCGCGCAACCACGGCGGCGCAAATAACGCGCGTAGTATTTGCAGCAAATCTTTCATGACGATACCTTTTCGATTTGCATTTCCAGGCGCTCCTTTTTTCGTCGCGCTAGTTGTGCAATTCGCATTTTTTCGCGTGACTCATCAGAGGGGCAATATCCCATATGAGCTAAGGAAAGTTTCTGTCTCGTTTCCTCAGATGCCTTCCGCCCAACGTTTCGGCTTTTCCCAGAGTTTGCCGCAGAAATCTTCGCGCGCGTTTCTGCGGAAACCGCATGCCCAAGTTTCGCAATAGATAGGTTGCGCTTATGAGATTCGCTAAACAACAGCCCACGATGAGCAAGCGACATCTTTTCCTTTGTCTCGGCAGAATGCTTTGGTCCAGACTTACCCTTTTTCGGAGATGGCCTAGAAGAATTTACTTCCGCGGCGCGCGCAAGAGTTAACGGTGACGGCTTCCTACCCTTATTCGCAAATGATAGTTTTGCTCGCGTTTCTGCGGTAGGCACCCTCCCAATTCCAGCGGCTGCAATCTTTGCCCTTGTTTCGGCGGTCAGAGACTTGCCTTTCGACCACCAATTTTTACCGATGCGCGATGCTGACATCTTCGCTCGCGTTTCAAGCGAATGCTTCTTCCCTGTATGTGTGATTGATAGCTTTTTCTTTGTCTCCTCCGAAAGCCTCATGCCGGATGGGCCTTCTCCTCCATCTGAAGCATTTGTTAATCGCACGCCAAGTCTACGCAATTTATCGATCATCTCGACTTCAACCAAAAACGCCAATTCCTCATCCATATCTCTCGCGATGAATGAATTGTGAAAACCGCCGTCCTTGGCTACGATATTTCTCCAATGAGCTGTCCTGGTGTGTTTACTTGCCCATCGATAAGCACACCCTTTCCCTACATAGAATGGTTCCCCAGTATGTAGGCGACTATGCACGTACACGTAAAAGCGTGAGTCATTCATGACGAAACACGCTCCAAGACCATCTCTATTCTCTGCTTTATTCCATCAATTTGCGCGGGGCCGGCGACTATGGCATACACAACGTCATCATCCCTGTGTACCGTGATTCTCATGGAACTATTTATGTCGTTCCTGTAGCGCATGCGGCAGACTGATTGGTTCCGCGCCACAACCAATCCCTGCACGGTAGACTCCGCGCGGCTCGGCAGCGCATCCTGAATCGTCGCAGGGAACCTCTCACCTACAGGCGGGCTTCCCGCCAGCGCTACGAGGGGCACCCACACTACGCGCGCAGTCCCGTATGACGAGTCTGGTTCCAGATACCCCTCGTCACCAGCAACCGCAATTTTCTCGACTGTGACCTCGCAGCGAACTTCACCGGCGCGCAACTTCATGCCGCCGCCTTCTCGTGGTCGCGTCTCGCCTGTTTCATTGCCATGACATTCAAGGCGCGCACGCATGCGACGCAGAGATATCCATCCTTGTCATACTCCCCGGCGAATTTGTCATCGCAGGCGAGCGCGCCGCAGCCGCATCGCAAATTGCGGTCAATCTTGAGTTCCACGGTCATGCGTGATTCCCCCATTCCTGCACCATCAGTTTTTTCCGGCCGCCTTTGTAATGCAGCGCCTTGCGGCCTTCGGTAGATTCACCAGCCCGCGGCGTGTAGTTCCACACGTCGCATGGCACGGACTGGATATTCCACCGGCCATCGGCGATCAGGACAGGAAACGTGATCTGTAGCCCCCACCAACGGGCGTCCTCGCCGGTCATCTTCAACACGCGCTCGAGCATATCGAGCCACACCCCCGGCTCTCTCGAGGCGCAAACTCCGAACAGATACGGCATCCGGCGCCCCGCGATCTTGCGCTCCGTGTTACGACGCTGCGTGATGACGAGATCGGCACCGGAAATCAGTAGCTCGGCAAGATCAGCCAGCACGATGACATCCGTATCCAGTATCACGGTATCCGGCGGCAGCGCAGCGAACTGCTCGCACGCATCAGCGCAGCGGTTGCCGGTGCCAGCGAATCGCAGCACGCCGGGCACCAGCGCGGGCGTATCAAGGTCTGTCAACTGGACGAACTCCGCCCCCGGCGTTGACCGAACTACGCTTGCTACCATGAGCCCGGCGCACGTCCGCTGCAACGCAATTTCATCCGCTGACCACGCGATCGACTCATAATGATGGAACGCGATCAACATGCAATCCTGGCCTTTGCAGGATCGCCGTAAACCGTCACGGCATCCATGATGGAATGCCGCACCACGGCGCCGGCAGAAACTTTCGCACCGCTCGCTATTCTGACGCGCGGAATTGCAACGGCGCGCACGCCGAAAAACACGCTCTCCCCCACTTCGCAGTCGCCGCACGTTTCCGCATAGGGACTGAAGGTCGAATAGGCCCCAATTTTGCATCCGTGCCCAGACTGCGCATAGATGTTATACGTCGCAAAACGACCGATTACGGCATCCCCGCAGATCAAACTGCCCGGCGCAAACCAGCATCCCCGGCCAACTTTCGCATACGGCGATAGAATAACGCTCGGGTGTGCATAGGTAATCCATTTATCCTCGTTCTCTGTTACAAACTTTCGTTTCAACGATGGATCTGTAACTGCCATTATGTAGGCATCAATTTCGGTCGGAACACGCGAAAAAACTTTAAACTTTTCCGCGTAATCTGAATTAGTAAATTGCTCCGTGGACACCACTGCCACGACCTCGTAGCGCGGGTCGTCGTGCAGATATCCGATAGTTTCCAACGCAGTCCCGCCGCTGCCAAAAATGGCAACTTTCATGCCTCTCATTGGAATACCGGGCACTCGCGCAAATCGTTATACGCGATGACCTGATCCGGCAAATCGTCGGCGATGTATTCCATCAAGTGCAAACCGCGAGCAGCCTTTTCCGGAACCATATAAAGTTGCCAGCCCAACATGTTGACATTCTCAATTTTGTAGCCATTCGCCGCGTCCCTCCCGCTGTAACGAGCACGGCGTAGCCATGCAGCGGCCTCAGCATCATCGGTCAAGACGGCTCCACCTTCACCGATGTTGAGCAGCTTGCGCGCATGGAACGACAGGCAATGCAGCCCGCGTTGATACATGCCTCGTTTGAACCGTAATGCACCGTCTATCACGGATGACGGCTCTAGCCTGTAGGCTCCGTTCCACGCAATGTCATGCAGCACGAGTTTATGGCCTGCATGCTTGACAGCCATCGGCACGGAAACGAACGTATGAGCAGGACATATAATCTCAAGCGCACCGGCCCGCTGGTATTCGTAGGCGAGGCTCAAAAAGATTGCACTAGTCCCGGTGTTGACGGCGACTGCATAACGAGCGCCCGAGAATTCAGCGAGCGCCGTTTCGAATGCTTCGACTATCGCAAAGGCGTTGCTCATTTTTTCATTCCCATAAGCGCCTTGAAAGCCGTCCCGTTCCGAATTTCCTGAACGCGCCACATGGCGTAAGCGAGTCTGCGAAACATGGCAAGCCTCGCTTCGTCATCCCGTTTCGGTTCCTGCCCGAACTCGGCGATGGGACGCGCCGCCTGCGCGCCGATCCAGTGCTTCAGCGCATAGAACACCGGGATACCCATCACCAGGGCCATCAGCGCCGCGGAACTGCTCCACGTCACGACCTGCGCGACGTTTTGCAGGTCATCCTCTATCAGCGCCGGCTGATCCGCGACCGCCCTGCCTACCGAGACTTTCCACGGATGCCACCGGATGCGCCCGCCGATCTGCGCCTGTATCGTTTCCGCCCAATGTTTTGGAGAGGCAACACCAGGAAGCCCGCCCGCGTTCTGATCGAGTATCAGCGTCTCGGTTCCTCCGGTGCGCCACGGCTTGAGTTCTACGCCTAGCGCGTCCCATCGCTCATTCGATCCCTTCGGCCATCGTCCGAGTCCGCAATGCCAGCCTTCGGCAAGCGCAAACCAGCCACTACCGATCATGCTCGCCGGCAGGTAAGCACTCTCGGCAACGAACACAATGCCGCCGCGCGCATCGAACTCGTCCGCAAGCTCGCCCCATATCGGCTTCCGGTTCCACAGCAAAAGCGCATCGCCCGGCCCAACATTATCGACACTACTCATGATCTGATAGCCGGCAGCAATCAGGCCGGCGTTGAACGCCTCGCGCTGATAGTGCGGTGCGCCACGCAGCTTGTTTATCGCCCTGCGCTTCGACATTTCATGCGGCCTGCCGCAACCCTTTGCGTGCCGAACCCGCCATCAGCACCAGTTCCTGATCCGAGTGCGACGGCAGCTCTACAACCTGCCCGAAATATTCGGCAACCCAGCGCGTCCATTCCGGGCGCGTCAGCAAGGTGCAGTGCGCGTTCCGGCCATCGGGCAGCTTGGCGCGCGCGAGCTTGGTAGAGATCGTGAATACCGCCGCCGCGCTCTTCTCGCGCACTTCGGTCAGCACCTTGTCCACGGACGCCATCGGGATATGTTCGAGCACGTCCATGCACAGCACGAGATCAAATTGCCCTTCCGGCATCTCGCGAAACTTCCGCAGCGCCGGGTCGTAGCGCGAAATCCTGCGATATCCATCGCGCCAGAAGTGGACGGCAAGATCGCTGCGCCCGCAACCATAATCCAGAATCGAGCGCGGGTTGCGCGCGCTTACAATCTTCCGCACCGTCTCGAGGTGCAGCTCAGTTGCCGAGTCTCCGTAATGCCGCATCTCGTGCAATTGCGCATACGCCTCGATATGGTCGCGGTAGTCGGGAAGGTCGCGGCAAAAGGCGAATGCGCCGATGCTGTCGCGACCGGCGTCAACCTCGTGCGTGCTCTGTTCCAGCAGCCGGTAGCCGTAGAGCGCCATCCAATCAATGAAGCCTTGCGGCGTGAAATAATAATAGTGCTCCCCCGGCTTAAAATGGCGGCTCTCGCGCACGCGCCGCAGATCCTCGAATACCGGGATCGCAGCCAGCAGGAGCGCGCCCTTGTGCACGTTACGCAGCCACAATTCCGGCTCGTCCATGTGCTCGATGCTGTCCCACATGGTCAGCACGTCGAATTTTTCCGGGTCGTCGCCATACAGCCCGGCCTCGCGCAGCCTTGCGACCGCTTCCGGGATCACGTCGAAACCCGCCGCCGCGAAGCCCTGGGAGCGCGCGCAGCGCACGAACAGGCCCGAAGCTGCCCCTACGTCCAGGACCGCCGCGCCGGCTCCAGCGTGCCGCGCCAGCATCGCGCAGCGGCCTGTGTTGAGCGCTTCTGCAATCGGCCCGACCGCGTAAGCGTCGTAATTCGCCAGATACTTGGCGTCGTAGGCGATCCGGCCTTTCGACATGTCGCGCTGGTAGGCGCACCCATGCGGCTCGCAAATCATCAGGTCGCCGTCCTTTTCCGCCTCCCAGCGCTTCACGCAGCGGTCCATCAGGCGGCCATCCGCTTTTCGAGCATCGCCGTCAGCTTCGCGTCGAACTCCATCGGATACCTGCCCGCATTGTCCTTGAGCCATTTCATTTCCAAGTCCGAGCGATGCCTGATCGGATCGTCCATGTTCTTTTCGCGCCACGGCTCGTCAACGTTGTGCATACCGCTCGAAAAGCCATCGAAGCCGGTCAGATAAACGCTCTTCGGCTTGCAATCCAACACGTCCAGGATCGCCGCGAATCCCGTCGTCGGTTGATGCTTTTCCAGAAGTTCGAACTTGCGCAGAAAGCGCGCATCGTCCGGGATGAACGTGTCGCACCACCACCAGGCCGCGCGCATGATGTAGATATATCGGTAATCAATCCCGTGCGGTTTGTTGCTCTTGCCGTGCCAGGCGCTTTCAATCGGCTTTGAATTCGGCAGCTTGCACATCATCATTGAAACGCCAGCGCGTTCCAATTCTTTCCGCGTCTTTTTTATCGACGTGCCGAAAAAACTATAGAACAAGTCACAGCGAAAGCCTTGTCGTTCGCCGGTCTTAAAATTGTTGATGCGAATTACCAAGTCATGGTCATCGACAAAGCCGGGCGCGTTATTCAGCACGCTTGGAGCGGAACCGACAACGGCAACGGTCTTGCCGCGAATGCGCGACGCGACTTCATCGAACGTAACAAACTTCATGCAGCCACTGCCTCCGCTTCCATCGTCTCGCGCCGAAACGCGCGCACCGCATTCGTCATCCTCGGCGCGTCCCAATCGTCAACCACGTAATGCGATGTCGGCGCACTCAAGATTTTTGCTGGCGTGATGCTCGGAATGATCGGCCGCACCGAACGCAGTCCACGCGCAGCCCACACCGCCAGCACCGGCTTCCCGAAGCACTCAGCCATTGGCACCGGATACCCGCACATCGTCACCACGGCATCGCACGTCGAAACGGTGTCCAGCAGATCGGATACCGATGTCTGGTCGCTCAAGTCGTAATCGGCCGGCAGCGCGTATATCTGCTTGCCCTTCCCGACGCGCACCGTGAAGCAATCGGCAAACATTGCGAGCACGGCTTCGAAACTTTCCCGCTTCGGCAGCAACTCGGCGCCGACTCCATCGACGCGCCCGAACGGTGCGCGCCCGCCGTGAACGATCACAAGCGGCTTGCCTGCTGCCCTGCTCATCAGGTCGTCTACCAGCGCACGATTGCGCGCGTTCCACGTGAAACGTAGCGGCACCTCTTCTGTGATGCCAGCGCATTTCAGCATGTCGGCATATTGCGTTGACTTCTGATTGCGCCTGCCCCCGTGATAATGAGCGATGACATCAACCGCCGGAAATTTGCAAAACGGTTCGACCGTCGCCCCGGAATCTATGAACACCTCCGGGTAATTCGAGCGCACCGTGACGCTTTCGCCGGAGCGCACGAAATGCTCTGCGACGACTCGAAGGTAAACCGAATCCCCCAACCCACTCCCGCCACGCATTTTCAAAGTGCCGACTCCAATTCGATCCGAGGAAAACAGGTCAACGCAGTCTCACGGCTTGCATTCAAAACGATCACGCCCTTGCGCCGCGCCCTCTTCGCGAGGATCGCAAACAGCCGCTCCCACAGCACAATGCTGTCAGCGTTTTCCAGTTGCCGCGGATGATCGGCGTGCCAGTGTCGGCGCCCCTTGCGAGACCATTTGCAGTCAAATCCAAGCAGCACGATCTTTGCGGCTCCGCTCGCCATTGCAATCGACACCGCACAAGCTCCCGAGTTTCGATAAATGCCAAACCACGGAAGCCCGTTCACGTAAGCGCTCTCTGCGCCATACTTCGCTTTCGGAGCCGCGCAAATCTTGCGGCCCTTGAAAGTTTCCGCAACCTCGTGTTCGTAAATCTTCCACCATCTGTTATCGAATCCGAACAGCACGTCCGCCCAAGGACAACGCCGAAATGTCGTGTTCGTCACAATCACCGGATGCCCGGATGCCCTCACCAGTTCGCAGTCCTCGACAAGCAGGCTCGGTCCGCTGGCGATTGCAACAACAGTCCTGCCGGCCCAATTCGGCGGACCAGTCATCGCAACGCATCCTCGATTGCCATCATCGGGAAAGAATCGATTGCCGAACCTGGACTGGCATTAATTATCGCCACGCCCGCATTCTTTACCGCCGCTGCTCCCTCAGCAAACGCCTTTACGTATTCCGGGTATGCCAATTCCGGGGTCGGCCTCCGGTGACCGCCGCTCCAATGCGTTCGGCCATCTGCTGCCGGCCTGCCGTCAATCCCCAGCAAGACTATCCGTTTCGCGCCGGCCAGAATCACCAGATTGGTCACCTGATACGCCGAATTCCTACCCGTCGCCAGAAAGCGCGGGTTGTCGGACAGCAGATTGCCGTGTTTCGGGTGCGTCAGATTCTGCACGATATGCACCCGTTCATCCGTGATATTCGCCCCGGAATTCTGGATCGAGCACCGTTCGCCGGCAAAGGCGTGAAACCGTTCCCGGACCTGTTCCGCGGTCAGGCCGATTGCCGGCTTTGCCACCCCTGCCGAATGATCTCGCCAATAGTGGCTATCTGCGGCGTACAGCAACGCAGCCCAAGTGGCCCATAGGTAGCTGTCATTCACCGCCACGGCCTTACAGCGGCCTTCTACGCTTGCCTGGCGGGCTATTTCGACCTGTTCCTCGGTCAGGCTCGGACCACCACCGATGATTATGACCGTCTCACCCGTCCATCCCGGCAAAATCTCGCTGAAACGCGAGCCTTCAATCCTCCGTAGAATCACGTCGTGCTATAATTTGTGCTTGGAGATGCGTGGCGGAAAATGCACCCACCAGTAAGACGCTGAAAGTCCGAAAGGGCAAAGCCGGACGCGATGGTGCTAGCGGAGGACCGGCGTAATGCACGGTTAGAATCCTGCCGTATCTCCATTCTCACGCAAACCCGACATGCGCTCGCAGCGGCATGGCGAGGTTCTTCGCCGCCTCAAACGATGCCGGATCGTCATCGTAGTTTGACTTGACCCACAGAATCATCGCCTGTTTGAACCGCTCAGGGACAACGGATGCATCATCCTGCGGACTGCCGGTCATGTCGGCAAACCCAGCCCGGAACGTAATACGAATATTTGCCGAGCCCCACGTCGAACTGTTGATCGGCACCAGCATCGGCCACCTCGAGTCCGCATCTCGTAGTTGGTAATCGGCAGCATCAACCGTCGTCTCGACACCCTCTGCGTCCACTGTTACGACCGACGTTATGGCCAAGATCGGAGAACGCCGCAGGTAAATATCTCGTGTCGGCCCGACCGCACCCGAGAATACCCTGCCGACATCCGGATCAGTCGTGAACAATGAGCCGGTGCGCTCAATCGACAGCCGCCATGTCTCATCAACCAAAACTCTGCCGGTGAAATCCTCTACCCACTCCCGCGCGGATTTGATCTTCGCCGTGATATCGTCGTCGCGCGAGGTAACGCTATCAAACTCCCTCAGTTCGCGTTTCATTTGCGCAAGCTCTAGCGCCTCAATTTCAGGCTCGCTCACAAGTTCAAGAATCCATCTCATGATTTACCGTCCGCGCCTTTTTTCACGCACAGACGCCAGTCATTCGATGGAGGCTTTGTTACAGTGTCACACAAAGCAATCCACTGCGAGCCGCCAAATGTCACAACGTCTGACTGCTCATACTTTTCGCCAGACCGAAATACGCCCTTGTCAAAAGGTATCGGCAACCGGATATCCTTGCTAATTACTCGATCTCCGGCAGCAAGCGATAATTTCAGAATCCTACCATCAAGCGAAGCATCGAATGTATCCAACTGCGCAGCGTCTTTCCCGTCAACACCATTCTGCGGAACAGGTATCTTTTCGATTACCTTTTCGATTGCAGCGTGCATGACATCCGTTGCCCGCCGCTCAAATTCCAATTGCCAGCGAGCAGTCTCGGCTTCCAAGATTGGCCGCACATCGTCGAGCGTTACGCTGTGACCGTCTGCCCCATCCTTGACCACCGGCAGGCGCTTGGTGACAGTCTCGACAATGGCATCAACGTCCACGGCTGGCGCATCTTTTCCGTCGCGTGGTATCGGGATCATTGAGCGCACGCGCTCGGCTAAAGCGCTCTCGTCAACAACAGGCGCATCATTTCCGTTAACGCCATCACGCGGCACGGGAATAAGCGCGACAGCCTTCATCACGATTGCGCCCATATCAACCGGATCAGCATCGCGCCCGTCCTTCGGTGCCGGAAGCAACGCCACGGCACGGGCTACAGCCGCATCAATGTCCAGCACGCCAGCAGCATCCCGGCCATCCCGCCCATTGGTCCCGTCGCGCGGGACCGGAATCATGGCGAGTACCTCACGAACGATTGCAGCAGTGTCCACGGCAGGCGCGTCCTTGCCGTCCAGCGGGCGCGGTACAGCTTCAGCAGCCTTGGCGATGATATCCGGCATCAACGCCTCAACGGCACGCTGTGCGGCCCCCGGAAGTGCTTTGGCGACCCCCTCTGCGATCATTGTCGCAATCAAAGCAGGATCGGCATCTTTGCCAGCAATCCCTGCCTCGCCCGGCGCCCCATCCTTCGGCATCGGCAGCTTCGAGACGGCATCCGCTACTTTCCGGTCGATGGCGTCGTTAAGCAGCGCAGGGTCTACGTCCCTGCCGTCGCGGCCCGGCTTTGCTGCTGGAATCGCGGCAACCGCGCGCACGACTTCCTCGCCGACCATTGCGCGCACCATAACCGGATCAATGCTGGCGCCGTCCTTCCCAGGCACCGGGGTCGGAATCTTCGCGGTTACTTCCGCAACTATAGCTGCCACATCAACGATATGAGCATCCTTGCCAGCGACCGGCTCAGGCAGTGCAGCCACCACTTTGGCCACGATCTCTCCGATGTTTACCGGCTCGGCATCCCTACCCGGCGCACCAGCAACCCCAGGTTCGCCCTTGATCGACTCCCCGGGCGGTCCTTGTTCGCCTTTCGTGGGGACCGTTTTAACAGCGTTCTCAAGCGCGTAAATCCGTGGCAGTAGGCCGGAGATTGACCGCGCGACATACGTTCTCACAGCATCAAGCATTTGCTGCGCAATCATCTGTCCGTCAAATTTTGCCATTCCGAAAGTCCTTTAAGCGGCCAGCAGCAAAAGCGTCTCTTCGTTTCGATCTTCCCAACTTACCTCGCCGACACCGCGAATCTTTGCGCGACCGATGCGCAAACGGCCCTCGCCTACTATTTCAAGTTCATCCGGCGATTCGATACGATCAACGAATATATCCAGCGCGGGAACAACGGCGCCAACTGTTGCAGACAACGATGCTACGTCGCTCGATTCAGCCGCAGATACCGCCGCGCTTGTCGTAACGCTGGTCGTAATTGAGGTTACATCGCTCGATTCCGTCGCGGCGATGCTTGTCTCGGTTGCGCCAACGCTAACGTCGCCGGTAATTGCGGCGACGTCGCTCGTGTCGCTTGTCGCGATTACCGATCCTGTCGTAACTGTAGTCAGCAGCGAAGCGGTATCGCTCGCGTCGTTCGCAGCGACTGCGCGTGAATGACGCTCATTTTTTCCTACGTGCAGAAATCAGTTTCCCTTTGCCGTCATACTCCGGGACCACCGGCGTGTTCAAGGCTTCAATGACGCTGCTTTGTCCCTTGACGACTTCATGAAGCAGCCCGGCCATTGACTCCTGCGTCTGCTCGATTCTATCAAGCCGGATACTTTCGGCAGTTGCAAGATTTTCGGCTTCTTGCTGAATCTGCGCTGCGGCCTGTAAAGCGAGGCTCGCGTGAACCGGGTTATCAACGCTTTCACTTTCCGTCAATCCGGCGATGAACGCTCTGGCCATTTCGGCAGCTTCATCGGCATCATCATCGTTGGATTCTGGCGGTTGCGGCTTCACGAGCGCGCGCATTGTCTCGCCAAAATCGTTGAGCCCCTTGATGAAAGCCCCCGCCATTGCCGCCGCTTGCTCTTGAGCAGCCTGCGTATCGTTGGCAGCGTTTGGCGGTGTGGCTGGCGGTGCAGCGGTAGTTCCGGAATCCTTCGGCGCCTCGCGCTCGGCAAGTTGTTCCAAGTTCCAGTTCTGCTGCTGCATCATTGGTGATTCGCCACCCTTGACTGGCAAATATCCGAACTTCCCACGTCCTTCATTTGGCGCCAGCCATCCGCCAGTAATCGCTTCATTCGTTGATTTGACCCGCGTCGCCGTGTCCATGCGGAGCAGATCGTCAAGATCGAATTCTGTGCGGTAGCCTAGCGGGCGCATCGCGAATCCGTCGTCCCACAAATCCTCAATGGCGTTGAAAAACTTTTGTAAACACTGGGTATAATACTGCTGATTCAATGCTTCGACGTTGGTATACGATGGCACCGGGCCAGCTCCGATCATGTAGGCCGGCACGTGAAACGCGGAGCATACCTGCAACGCCGATAGATTCAACTGATCGACAAGTTGCGACTCATCAGCCGTATGCGCCATCGGATCGTATTTCAATCCATCGCCGCCGACGAAAAGACGGCCGATCTTCTCGTTTGAAAAGTTCGCCTCGAATTCCGTTTTCAGGCGAGCCACTGTCTCGTCGTCAAGGTTCCCGGGCGCCGTGAGCATCCCACCCGGGCGTGACATGTTCTTGAAAAAGACTTCCGAGTTTTTCTGAATGCGCAATCCCTGCGATGACGCAAGCGCCGCAGCGAATAGCGGCGGTATCCCGACCAGCGGATGGAACAAACACTCCATGCGGTCGTGAATGATCTCGCTCGCAGGAATTGCCGGGTAATGATTCTGCGGCAACTTGGAAAGGTCGTCGCGCTGAAGCTCGTAGAATACCGATCCATCCGGTGCGACCAGAGGAGTTACGCGGTCCGGGTCCAGCACGTAAAGCGCGTTGATGACCTTGCGATTGTCGCGCATCTTGAGAACATACGTATTACCACGCCGCAGCTTCGAGAGTATCCAGCACTCGATGAATTGTTGACGAGTCTGAAAATGATTCGGCTTTCTCAACACCGGAGAGAATGCCGGGCTTTCCGTCTCGATCCACACCTCTTTCGTGAGCGTCATCAATCTGAGACATATTTTTCCGATATCGCTCGCAATCAGTGTCGTGCAGGCATAGACCGGCGCGAATCCGAGAATCGCCTCCTGCGTTAGTCCGCTATCCTGCTGCCAGCTTCCGGTCGTGGTATCTGAACCACTGCGAAGCAACGTGATCCAGCCGCGATTGTCACCAACACCGGATAGCGTCAACTGCTTCGCGACGAATCGGACTACGGCGCGACGGATGCGGCTGACGAGTTTCATTCTTTGGATTGCCTGTAATCGATGATCGCCTGACGCACCCGCCATGCTCCGGCGCGATGATGGACGTAGATGCCGAGACTGTCGGCGAGCGCGCGAAGCTCGTCTATGTCCATGCTGCCGAGATCAGCGTTGACCTTCGTTATCAGCGGCGGATTCTGCGAAACTTTCGCCGGCTGCTCGGAAGTCATGATGCGCGTCTTGTATTGCGCGGGCGGCTTCCAATCGGGCGTAGGCGCGGCCCGACGATCTTCGGCGTGACCGATTGCCTTCAACAGATTGGCATCGCTATTGCCGCTCGCGTCAAAATCTTGGCCAGCCTTAAGACGATGGCCGGCGTAGACGAACGAACGGCGGGCTTTGAGAGGAATGGACATTTTACTTTTCTCCGTTTTCTGAGCGTCCGTTATTCAGCCACTCAAAAAACGGGCCTCCGAAGAGGCCCGAATGTCACGCAATTACCACGGGTTAGCTGATCACGCCGCCGTATTCGCCATCGGCCAAAAACGCGACCGCCGTAGAGCGTCTTTTTTGATAATTAATCCGACGCACAACTTTGAACCCGACCGACTCTTCCTGCCACAAACTGACCAACGTGGCCGAAGCTGCAACAGGCGTATCAGTCGCGCCAACCGGAACACTGTCCTGCTCGATCGTCGCCGAGTCCGACATGCTGACCTCGACCCCGCCGTCGCCGATTTTCCAAATGTCGGAAGGCTTCATCAGGATCCAATCGCCGTCGGTCACGTTCTCGCCGGTGAACACCGGGTCGCCGAGCAGATTGCCGCCCGTCGAATTGATGTCCGGAAACTGCCGCACTCCGAGGCTCGTGAACATCAACGAAATGGCTTTTGCCATTCCCGGCGTCATAATCATCACCAATCCGGAGGCGTTCTTCGCGGTGAGGAAGCCGGTATAGAGCGTTTGCAAATCTGCGATTACGGCCGCCGAATCAGTACCCGAAGGTGCGGCACCCGATAGGCCGTTGAGGATGCCGGCGGGAGACACGCCCGAGCTTGCCGCAGTAGCCGACAAGAAAGTCGTATCGACGCGCTGCGCGGAAGCCTGCACGATGCTGTCGCGAATCCACAACTCAGCCGACGGCGAGGAATCCGCCACCAGTTCCTTGCTGCAAACCGCGATCGCGCCGACCTTCAGGGGCGTCAGTTCAACGTCGCTGAAGTCCGGCTTGGACACCGGGATACCCTTGGACTCACCGACCCAGTACCCCGTCGCAGCACCATCTTGGCCTTTGATATGCACGCGCGCCGGCACGGAGCGCAGCGGCAAGCGATCGAAGACCGTTGCGGCGTAGAGGAACTCGATGAAGTCGCCGGTAAAGCGAGCATCGCTCGATGCCAGCTCCGCACCCCACTCTCCGGACCCCGTGCCGCCGCCGGCAACACCGGCTTTGATCACGTTCACCAGATTAGGGTGAGTCCTGCCCCAACGTTTCTGCGCGATATCGGCGGGGTTGACGAAGTTGCCCTCACGCATGCCGATATAGGCAATGGCGCGCGCGATCAGGCAGCGAGTGTAGGACTGGCCCTTGAAGGTGTCGTCAGGGTCCGTCTTTTTCACGAACGAGATACCGCCGCGGGAGGCGTGCGCTTCTTCGCGATTCTCGCCTTTGACGCGAGTCGCCGATGCGGCCTGGCGTTCTTCGTAGCGCTTGACGCGGATTTCGTCGTCCAGATCGCCGACTTCGGAATCGAGCGTGTCGAACTCCGTCGCCTCGTCATCGGTGAACTTGCGTTTTTCAGCGGAGCGCAGATCAATCAGCTCCGTCATGCGCGCGGATTTTTGGGTCCGAGCTTCAATCAGTTCTTGTAGCGTTTTCATGCGATGCTCCTTATTCGGGAAAAAATACCCGCCGTTGAGCGGGTTGCTTGGGTCCCGATGCGTCGGGAGAGCCGGACTTGCCGGCGTTCGGTCGATTCATCCGCGCGCTTGGTGCGCCATGCGTGGCGCAGCGAGCAGCTTGATCGGCCGATTTGATAGCGGTGATGCTGGCATCTGCGTTTGCTGCGATTACGCAGCAAGAAGTTTCGAGCCACGACCATTTCAGATAGTGTTCGCTGTAAGTATCCTTGATTCTCGCGGACTCGATAGGAGTAAAACCGATTGACAACCCGCGCACGAGGCCCGATTTGATGGACTGCCATGCTTCATCGAGACGATCCTTGAGCTTGCCCGGCTCGGCAATCTTCACGAGCTTTGCTTTGATAGTGATTCCATTCTTCGATACCTTCGCATCAATCACGTGGCCAATCGGCTCATGCGAGTCATGCTGCATCAGGAATGGCATCGGCAAGGAGTACTCTGCACCGGATGGTTCAACAACATCGCCGTATCTGTCGGCGGTAATGCTCGTTGCCATACCCTCGATGATGCGTTGGTCCTCATCGATGGCCTTGATGATGATCTGGCCGTAAGCGCGTTTGAGCATGATTGACTCCAATAAAAAAAGCCGCCTCGAGAGCGGCTTGTGTGACAGTGAAACTTTTACAACTCCGGATACTTTGAACTCTCCGGGTAAAGCACTGCAATCGTTGTATCCTGTAATACGGGTTCCGTCAGCCGGTGCTTCGGCAGCAGTGGATGCAACCGATTGACGTTGACGATGCCTTTTTGTCCACGGCCATTCTCGGCATAGAAATCATCGAACGCATACACCGTGTTCGGATGCGACATTGACAGGATCATCGGAATATCTTCTCTCTGAATCCGCCCATCGAAGAAAAAGAAATCTGCAACGACACTTCGCTTGACCAGTTCGGCAAGCATCGTTGTTGACTTCGTTTTCGGAAAGCACGTTATTCTTTCGCTCGACGGCAGGCAGTCGTTGTCCTTATCGCACGTGTAGATATGATCTGCCTTCATCGACAGCGTGGACTTGCCGATGAAAGTCCCGATCTCAACGATGACTTTAGGCTTGTAGAATTCCGTCAGGTCCCGAAGGATCATGCACGATGTTCGGCTTATGCTGCCGGTGTTGTAATTCGCCTTCGCGCGTAACGGCTCGCAATACGCGTCCAACTCGTCGAGCCAGTTCATCCGATGGCGAAAAACTGGAACTTTTTCTTAGCGGCCTCCGGGTTAAGGGCAAGCAGACTGACTGCGTTAAACGTGGCCATCAGCGGATCAATCTTCGAGGCACCCGCTATCTGCTTCGAGATTACGATATTATTTCCTTTGGTTTCCACTTTGGCATTACCCACACAATACGCCATCATCGCACTGCCACCATGCACGAACTTACCAGAGGCTAACCTGCGTTCGGTAGTTGATATCGCGCCGACCAGCTTCCAACCCTGATCAATCGCTACAATCCTATCCTCTGCAAGACCTTCCTTGATCAACCCGTCGAAAATTTCCTGAATCTTATAGCGGTCAACACCAATTCGTTCAAGCAATCCCGACTTTTCGCACTTCATGATGATTGCAATGACTGCGGAAACCTCGTCGCCGACTTGCTCGACGACCGTAAGATCACCATCGCCTACAAAATCTTTCCAGCGCTCTGCCTCGGATTTTCTGCGAACGAACGCTATCGGGTGCGCCCAGGCGTGCGCCCAATGCAGCCAACGTCCTGTTATCTTTTCCCGACCGGTAAACGACAGAGCAAGCCAATCGTCCATGCCACCGAAGTCAACGCCTGCCGTTATCACCTCGCAACGTCTTATCAACTCGTCAAGCGTTAGCGTTTGATCTCCGCGTGCTTCCCAAAAATCAGCACCGGCCCAGCGGTCTGAGTGCAGTGCTACGCCAATTTCAACATTGAGATGCTGCGAAGCCCAAGCCCTCAGTTCGTCGTCGCCAGTGGATTGAGCTACATCGAATTCCTCGATCAAGCGCGCTACGGTAACCGAGCGCCCATCGTTGGGCGTGATCATTTTCCAATTTTTGTGATCACGCCACACGTCTTGATCTTTCTGCATGTCGCGCGGCCACTCGTAGAGAATAGGGAGCGTCGCTCCCTTCATCTTGCCGTCGCGAATACCGCGCGCTTTCAAAAGTTCAGACTTGAATACTCCGCTCGGTGCTTCCTCACTTTGGGTCGTGATGAACATCATGAATGCTTCGCCAAACGGAATCATGCCGCCGCGAAGCTGGCGTATCGCACTCGGCGCCTTGCTCATCTTCGATACGACGTGCAACTCATCAACAAGCACAGCCGCGCATTTTTTCCCGGTCAACGTCGCGGGATCAAACGTCACGATTGAAAGCTCTGCGCCGCTCTCACGATGCACAATCTTTTTAAGATGATCGCGGACATGAAGCTTTTTCGATAGCACTTCATCAAGCGCAATCGCACCAGCGGCAGCAGAAAATGCCATCTCCGCAGTTTCGTGAACAGGTGCGACAAAAAACAACGGCGCGTTCGGGCGTCTATTCAGCAACAATGCAGTCAGCATGATCAAAGCGCCGCCGCCCGTTTTCCAATTTTTTTTAGGCACTAGCAGGAAAAATTCTCTGATAGCGCGGACTTGCGTTACCGGATCACACGATCCGAATACAACACGCACTATCTCGCGGAACCAATCCCCGGCAGCCTCAGCAAGATAAGGCGTTCCCGGCACGTCCGCCAGCCGCAGCTTGTTAAATACGGCGACAGCTCTGTCTCCGACACGATAAAGCGGAAGATCAGGGATCAGCGATTTACCAGCCTTTAGCTTTGCCTCCCATCCCTTATTGCTCAAGTCCCACGTCATACGCGCCTATTGCAGAGGCGCGCTCGGCAGAATATCGGCCCAGTCCGTGCCCTGCTGCGCGATTACCGCATCCGCATTTTGCTGCGCTTTCTTGCCGATCTTCTCGGCAGCAGGTTCCTTGGGTGCAGCCTCCTTGATCATTTTATCCAAGCGGCTCCTGCCTATCGGCGTAAATCCCAATTCACCCGCTGCTTTAATCATAATCTGCGCCTGCTTGTTGATGATCGGAAGATAGGGATTCTGAATCGGTTGCCCTCCTTTGATTTCCTTCGTGACCGTGCCGTCTTTTTTCGTCTTGATGATTTCGACAATCCGAGTTTTGACGATCAAGCCCGAACCCCGCATGTCCTCGATTGCCCGGCGATAAGTGTCCGCAGCGATTACCCATGTCGTGAGAATTCCGGCGTCCATCAATGACAGCAAGCCACCGGGAGCATTACCCGCAGCGGTGCGCCACATCATTTTCTGCCGGCGCGACATCCAACCCGGAGGGCGTAAGTCCACCGGGTCATTGTTCAGCAGCGGCTTCGGCTTGATTCCTCGTGCGCTCAAGTTTCACTTCCTCAAAGGTTCTGCCGTCGGTGTCGAGTGTGGCTTGCTTGCCGGAAAATTTCTCGAATCTCAATGCCGCAATGTCCGCATACTGCGGATGAATTTCGCAGGCGTAGCAAGCGCTGCTGGTAATTTCTGCTGCGATGATCGTGGTGCCGCTACCAGCAAACGGCTCGTAGCAGATGCCCGGCCACGAGCGCATAACAAACTCAGGTAATGCGACCGGAAATATCGCGGGATGATCCCCGTCATCACTCACTCGTCCTTGTTGTCTTAGGACCCTAATCACAGAGTCTGGAACCTTGGTTGGCTGTAGGCTCGCTTCGCGATTATCAATCTGGTGAATCCCATCGCCGGGGCCATCGGAAGCGCGGCGAACACGCCCTGCATGAGCGTGTCCCAGTCGCCAACATTGCCGCCGTAGTCGCGCTGGTTCGCGTAGGGCGGCGAGGTAAAGCACAGATCGGCCTTCGCCCCGCCCATCAGCCGCGCTACGTCGGCGGCGCGCGTGGAGTCACCGCAGAGCAGCCTATGCTTCGGCCCGAGCAGCCACAGATCGCCAGCCCGCGACACCGGCACCACCGGCGCAGGCGGAACCTCGTCAGGATCAAACCCGGTATTCGGCGTCCCGATCAGGTCGTTCAACTCGCCCGGCGCGAAGCCGATCGTTGACATGTCGAACTCAAGGTCGCGCAGGCCGTCCAGTTCGAAGGCGAGCAGATCAGCATCCCATTCCGCAAGATCGGCGATCTTGTTTACCGACAACCGGAACGCGCGCACCTGCGTCTCGGTCATGTCATCCGCAAGCAACACGGGCACGGTAGCAAGCCCAAGCTGGCGCGCAGCCTTCAGCCGAAGATGGCCGTCAACAATCAGGCCGTCCGACTTCGCCAGGATTGGCACGCGGAAACCGAATGTTTTGATCGCCTTCGCCGCCTGATCAATCGCATGATCATTTTTCCTGGGATTACCGGCGTATTCCTTCAGGCGATCAAGTGGCCATTGTTGCACTGCGGTAGTTTCCAAGTTCGCCTATGAAAAAGAGTTATTGCGATGCAATAAAACTACTGCATTGTTGCGCTGCAATACCATGCATCATTTGCCACCCTATGAAATTATCGGGCTTGGGTTTAAAAAACATGCCAATTTGGGGAAATGGGGTGTTCGCTGACGACGGATTCTATGGTCAGAAGCCCCCCCGGTGGTCTTGTTGCTGTGCAATATGATGCGAGTTATTGCGCTGCATGTGCTGGCCGATGCGCGTTGACCACCGCGTCTTACGTGCCTCGTCTGCCGCGACAATCTGCGCCTTGCGCTCAGGCGTTGTCTTATGCTCAAACGCGCACTCACGAGAGCAGTAACTAGATTCCCTGCGCCTCTTCGGTTTGAACGTCTTGCCGCAGCCTTTGCACAGGCTATCTGCAATCTTACGGACACGCAATCCGTTGCACTTTTTGCAACGCACCGACCCGCTCCATACGGGCTTTCCACAATCAGCGCATGGATGGTTCGGACGCTGTACCTGCGGGACGCGAAGTCCGATACTCGGGTAGCAAGATGGTCCGCACGCGGCAGCATAGCGTCCTGATGACACGAATCGCTTGAGCGGCTTACCGCACTTGCAAGTTGGGATACAATCCGTTTCAGCCATCTTCGATCTCCTAGATCGTTGCGTGGTCAGAAGCCGGCCAGCGTTCACGCGCTGATCGGCTTCGCTAATTCTACCCAGAATCCACCCTCGCCTTGGCTCGTCTTGATGTCCGGATTCATCGCCCACCAATCCTCAGCAGCCTTGATCATGCGCTCGGTATATCCCTCATGATACGGCTCGGCCTTGATGCGCCGGATGCATTCCTCCAATGGAGGCGCGAGCAGCACCACGGTGGCACATAGTCGCTCAGCCCATAGCGCGCGCTCATCTGGATCGGGGGCATTGATCCGAAACCATGCCCGATCGTGCGTGTAGTCATGCGCCAGCGCTCGCAGGCGCCTGTTGCGCTCGGCTAGAGCCTTGGGTAGCCATTCGATCCCTGCTGCCCACACGGGCCCACCTGACAGCTCGCGCATGATCTGATCCTGTTCGATCGTCACGTCGTTGGAGCCGGCATGTGCCTTGATGTATGGGCCTTTACCGCCGTTCGGCGGGCCGCAGACCATGATGCAGGGTATGCGTGACGGACTCAGATCGCTCGGGAACCGTAGCTCAGCGAAATCATGCTGCTGTTGCTGTATCTCCGGTGCGCGTTCAGCCAGCCTCCAGCGTGGGCCTTTGAACGTGAACGCATCGGACTTGATGCCTAGATCAGCGAGCGTCTTTATGCGATGACAATCCTCGCACAAACCTTGATAATTTTCGTCGGCGTTCGTGCCACCGTTGGTCAGCGCGATGATATGGTCAAGTTCGATCGCGACGGTAATGCGCGGTGGGTCTGACGTGAGACACATTATGCACAGAGGGTTTGCTCGGAAGTGCCGCGCCCGTAAAGTCATAAGCGCTCGACCACGTATTCGGTAGCCTGCTTGTTGCGACGGCTTGCATTGCGCCGCCAATCTCGGCCGTAATGCCTGCACGCGAGGCTTAAGCGTTGCCAGTCTTGCCATTTTGGAATCAATAAAAAAGCCCAGCATCTAGGCTGGGCGAAAGCTGCGGAGGAGGATCGCAGCGAAATGATGGGCGAACGAATAGATCATGGCCAGCGTCGGATGGCTGCTCCGACGATCACTACTCCGATCCGTTCAGTGTTCTGTCGCGGTTTGGCCGCGTCCTAGCTCCACGTTCATGACTCTGTTGATTTCGGCATCGTTGTTCGCCAGCCAATTGAGCAGCCAGACGATCTTGTGTGCGCTGTGCTTGGTCTGCGCGTAGCTAATCTGCATCCTGCGGCTACGCGCCTCATCGCTGTGCCGCTGCTTGCCGCTGCCGTGACAGTCTCCGCACGGCACCGTCGTATTCTCGTTTCCTGGATCGGTAACCTGACGAGCTCCATGGCAGGTATGGCACTGGGGACAAAGCCACTCATGGATCGCCTGCTCGCATATCGGCTCAGCATGTTGGTCTCTGGGGTATCGTTCTCGGAATACCGCGAGGATAGTCCGGTGCAGGTGCCTGATAGCGCTCGGCTCGCGGGAGTAAGCGGCTTTCCAGACCTCGAGCCGCGAGGTTTTGCCGGCTGCAGCAACCCGATCAATGGGGCGTTCGATAGACTCATTCCAGTCCAGATTTGCGAACTGACTTGCGGCATAAGCGATTCTCAAGTTGGCCATGCGCGCGAGTTTCCCGCAAATTTCGGGAAATGTCAAATCCTCACAATGATGCTATGCCTACCAGATAGATTGCCTGCCCCTCGGTGAATCCTGCTTTCACAAGCGCCCGGTACTTTATCCACGCGATTTGTGAAAAAATATCAAGCCTTTTCGCCGCCACTCCAGATTGAATCTCAGTCATCACCACGCGCATAGCTTCCGCACTCGGGTCCGGCTTTGCGTTTCCAGATAAAAGCTTCAAGACGTTCGGTGGTTCGGTCTCAATCATTGCGCCCTTCCGTTTTATCATTTACTTCACAACCTCGATCCCAGCGTCCGCGACGATGGTCGTGCGGCTGGCATCTGGTTCATACCGATCCTTTGCGCGGATGTGCAGCACTCCCTGACCAATCCAGATTTGAAATCCAAGACTGGAATCGTGCTGGATGTGCGTCTCATCTTTTTTCGAATCGCTTGCTTTCATGCAAATTTTCATGATTTTCCTTTTTCCACAATCGCATCAATCTCGGCAATAAGTTTACTCGTCTCTCTCATCGTTTCGTAATCGAAAAATTCTCCCGACGTATCATGAGCCGATTCTGCGTAGTGATGAAGTTTCTTCAAACAATCGCGCACGCGGATTATGTTCCCAACCAAAATATCAGCCAGCCCAATCAATATCAACGGCTCTGCATTCATCCCCATACCCGCACAGATTTTGGCCCCGCGATTCTCGGATTCGAGCAACAATTTCTTCCCCGCGAAATCAGGAAGTTCGGAAAGTTTTCTCAGTCTCATGATTTTCCTCTATACATTCTTCCGCAGCGCATTCTTTCGCCGGCGATGCAGTTGCTTGGCGGCGTAGCGGTCTTTGTCGTAGTCATACCCTGCAAGAACATCCCGGGCAAGCTGATGCAGATACGTCGGTCCTGCGATCTGGCCCGAGCCTTTCTGTGGTGTGCGCGAGGATTTTTTCGGGGTCATCGTTGAGGTCTCTTGTTTTCCGTCTCATCTCCTCCTGTACCTACTAGGAGACGTGGGTTGAAGATTTTGGTTTGCGGCGAGCCTTTTTGTGAAAGTGCTTGTGATTGTGATTGTGGTTGTGGATTACTTGAGCCAGGCTTCAAGCCTTTTTCAAGCCACCCTTCAAGCCTAGCTTAAGCCTGCCTTTAGCTGACCTCAAGCCACCCTTGCGGCCACCCTCGACCCAACGCTCGTGCGCGGCTTGCGCTTTTTCTATTTCCTCGTCGCATCGAGAATGATGTAATCGTCCTCCGTTCTCTGTGAAAAATTCACCAACAACTCGCCGGACAGCAGCACGTTCAGACTCGTCTTGCGCGGATGCTAGCCTGCACAATCCATTGTGTTCCGATGGGAGTGGGCCACCGCTCGAATAATAGGCTTCGAGCAATCGACGATACGCTTCAGACTCACAAAATGATAGGTGCATCGTCTTGGCTCTATAGTCCGCCATATACCACGCAATCCATGGTTTCGCGCTCATGCTAAACCTTCACGGCATCGTCCTGTTCCAAAGGTGACAATTCCCGAGGAAGGCGCAGGAGGCCCACGCTTACAAGGACTTTGAAAAGGACGATGCGGTCAGGGTTCAACATGAATCCTCGTTAGGCTTGTCACAGCCACGTAAACACTCTATACCTGTTTCAATGACCGCGCAAGAACACCGCATTTTTCATAATCGCTGCCGCGATCTCGGCGTCAACAGCGCGTTTGATCTCTGATTCTCGTGCCTGCGGTTTTCCCTGCCACATGAAATGCAGACGGTCATTTCGGTAATCGCACCAATCAGATCCCGACATGCCGAACGGCACGGCAACACCACAACCAAGGGCTTCAGCAGCGGCTTGGGCAGCGTCCAGCCCTGGGTTGTGCCCTATCCTCTCCGCGGTCTGGTGATCGTTGTCAGCAGCCACCACGACCAGCCCGCGACGGGGTATCTGCACCTTGGCCAAATTTCCAGAGTTGAATGCGACCACGATGCGAGTCGCAGGCGCAGCTGCGAATATCGCAAGCCCTGTCGCCAACCCCTCGCACAATATCGTGATTTGTGCTCCACGTCGCTCGATCAGGTAACTACCTGACTTGACGCTCGCGCCGGGCCAGAATCGTTTTTCACCCTCCGGCGAGATCCGCTGCACGCTCAAAAGGTTTCCGTCAAGTCTGATCGGAACCACGAGCCAGCCATCAGGATCTAGCTTCAGGCCGTAGCAGCCGGTCATAGTCAGACAATGAGACTCAAGATATTGGTGCCCGCCTCGCAACGGTTCGCAACTGAGATAGAACTCACGGGCTGCTTGAGTTGCCTTGACGAGCGCACGGCGATCCTCATTTCGTTTCCGAGCAACCGCAGCACCGTCAATCTTCGGGGGTTGGTATTCACGCTCCGGCCGCCAGGTCAACGGCTCGCTGTGAATTGCGAAGTTCTGCGCCCATCCGACAAGACCATCATCCGCCAACTTGTACGAACCGTTTTTGCGCTTCGGGTGATCTTCTGTTGGCACTCTATGCCACTTCCCGTCGGCGCTGACGTAATCGACAAGCAGACCGGCACTGCGTACGAACTCAGCGAACGCTTGCATCTGGAGCCTCTTTGAATCGTTTGGATTTCACCCACTTGATTTGTTCGTGTCGGAGCCATGTCATGAGTTTCGGGCTTGGCGGTTTCGGAACCTCATCAAGTCCCTTCGGCCACACGCCAAATCGAGTCCTAAATTTGTGATTGACCCAGCCCGGATTGTAGCCACGCTCACGCACCACATGCAGCAGCATCGAGTAGACCTCTTGTTTATCCTCGCGCGTCGCCGCTGGCCCTCCGGCTAGTTCCTTCAACTCACCAGCTTGATGCTCGACGTTGGAATATTTTGGATAGATGAATCCGCACTGCGGACATGACGGCGCTGGCGGGTGGACAGCAAAACATTTGGGGCACTTGATCGGCTTCTTTTCTTTTTTCTCCGGCTTCTTTTTTTCCTTGCGCTTGCCATCATCCAATTTTGAAATGCCATTTTCAAAGAAATCATTTTGGTCATGCCAGAATCGTATGCAATTTCCGCTATGACAAAGCACCGTCGCCTGCGTCTTGCCTTCTGCGGTTCGCAACACGCGCCCGAACATTTGAAGATGAACAGCCAATGACGAACGCAACGGCCGCGCTAAAATCAATACGCCAATATCAGCTATATCAAACCCGCGAGTGAGCGCCTCGATGCTTATCATTCCTCGAATGTAACTATCGGGCTTGCGAAACTCGGTAACCGATATTTGCCGCTCGGCATCCTTCTGTAGATAGGTGTAAAGCTCTACAATAATTCCGGCGGCGAGAAACTGCTTTTGTATTTCTTCGGCATGGGCAACATTTACGGCAAAGCAAATAAACTTCTGATCGTTGCCGTGCTTGAGATATTCCGTCACCACATCGCCAACAATCGGCAGGACACGCTTTTCCGTTTCGTGTTCTTCGTATTCCCCCTTGATGATCTTCACGCCGTCCATCATCGGCTCGGATGCGGCAAAGATGCGATACGGTGAAAGCAGGCCGTCAGCGATCAGTTGATTCGTGGTCGCGGCGTTTACCACGACATCGAAATACTTCCCGAGTCCGCGCGTAGTAGGAGTTCCCGATAGTCCAACCGAATAACACTCCCGCTTTTCCAATTGCTTTTTAACAGACCCATGCAAAACATGCGCTTCGTCTATCATGTAGAGCGAGGCTTCCGGCCAACGTCGTTTATTCAGGGTCTGAACGCTGCACAATTGAATGCGCTGCCACGGCTGCGCCCTCCAATGATTTGCCTGTGACACGCCGAACTTCAAACCGTATTTGTCGAAACGTTCTTCAGTTTGATGTATCAACGAAAGTCGGTCACAGATGAAGGCAGCCCGTTTCATGTTTTCGTCAGCAGCAAGCAACATTGCGGTTGCCAGTTCCGTTTTTCCGAACCCGCAAGGAGCCTGTACCATCACATTCTTGTAACCTGCCTTGAACGCTTCGGATACGGCGGCGATTGCAGCGGATTGAAGCGGGCGAAGCTCAAGCGTCGCCATGATGCACCTTCGTTTTTTTAATCGGCGGGTTTACTCCACGACCCTTGGCCCACATATCCTTTGCATTGTCAGATTGTGATCCAAGGAAAAGATGATCAGGATTGCAACACGGCGGATTGTCGCATCGATGCAATACATCGACAGACTCATCTATTGGTGTAACGAGATAATGATATGCAACTCGATGAGCAAGGAAAACATTTTCCCTTCCCTCGCCAATACGACCATACCCGCCTTTGTTGCGATTGCCTTGAAATTCCCAACAGCCGGATGCAGTAACCTCTAGTAATGCACGCAACCTGTCAATCAGAGGAACTACGGGCCGATATGGAAGATCAAGCGTCCCGTATAAACGGAATCGTTGATAGTGCTTTGTGCATAAACCGTGAGCATCAAAACGCCCATTACAACCAGGCACGCTGCACTGATATTTTATTCCGATGATACGTCTGTGATGCGTGTGGCAATAGCCAGCAGCATATAGTTTCTTGTCGCAACCATCTATAGAGCAAATACGCATAACGCCTCCATCAAGGCTAGTCATCACTGAAAGGGCTACTGCGGAAGGCTGGTGATGAATCAGCTTTTCGGGAGCTACCCTATCCGTTTCGCCCAAAGATAATATCATTTTTCCATCTCGGCGTCAGGCCGATGCTGTGATTATTTGCGAAGATCGCTTATCGCTTCGAGAATCTCGGAATTCTTTTCTATACGCAATGCCTTGCGGATTTTGGCTAACAGTCCGGTCGAATACTTGGCTTGTCGTTCGGCCTCATTTTTGGTGGTAACACATTGCTGCAAACGGCCTTCGAGCTTGTCGAATTTGAGCTTCCATTTTTCAACTTCCGCACCAAGATCGGACTTGTTGAGCGATTCGATCAACTCCTGCTGATCGCGGATGGTCTTGTCGTTCGCTTCCAATTCCTTCACCATGGTGTCGCCTAAATCTTCGACGGGTTCTGGTTTGGATTTTGGCGCGGATTTTTCTTTCGGCGCTGGTTTAGTTTTTTTGTTCGGACTCGATCTAACCAATGATGCAGTTGTCGCTTTTCCGCTGGCGACAGCCTTATCGAATTTTGCTTCAGGAATTGCTGCAATCGCTTGAAAATCCGAAGATTGTTTATCGGATAAGCCTAGTTCTGAAAGCGTAGGAATGGAAACCGCTATCGCTGTGTTAGCGGTTTCTTTTGGACGTCCCCCTTTATTCATTTCGGACTCCGCCAACATCTCCCCGGCCCGACGTTCGGCGCGAAGTTTTAATGCGGTCGCCCAATTTATCAAGTCATCATCTTTGGCTTGTCGAGCGTAAGCGGCCATTGCCAAAGCCTTGTCGCGGATATCCTTGACCTCATCAATCTTCGATGCGATTTGAAGCGCATAACGAGCGGCTTCGTATTTGACAAGAATAGTGCTCATCGTTAAATCCTTTCAAGCTCGCCCGAATTCACATCAGGTAAGAGTGCCGACGATAGGCGCAGGGAGACCGCGCTTACAGGCGCTGATGGTAGGGCGAGCATGGAACGATTCAACATATCGTCATTCTGCCTCTTACAGCAGTTTCAACACGCGCACCGGGCGGCACGCGATAGCGGCATCCTGAGCCCTTGCGCGCGGGGTGTCAAGACGCATCGAGGTAGGGGTTGACAACACAAATGCATTACGCTATATTATCAATTGCATAAAATTCGGAGAAAAATGATGGGTGCCAGACAATCCTCAGCAACCGAAAAAGCCCTGCGCATGGTCGCACGCGGAATCAATATGCACCAGGCCGCGATCAGGGCAGGTATAGCCTACACCACGATCTGGCGGGCGTGCCAGGCCAAAAAAGCCTTAGAAAACACGGCTCTTTCAGACCCTCAAAAATAGCTCGTTTTCTTGACCTAGATCAAGTAAATAAACTTGACAGCGCTATAGCGTTATGCCATAATGGCACCATGAACTCGAAAAACAAATCCCGCAACGCCCGCGCCAATGGAAATTGGCAGGGAATGAATTGGATCCGCCAGGAAAAACGTCTGGCGATCTACCTGCGCGACGGGTGTGCGTGCGCATGGTGTGGCGCCAGCATCGAGGACGGGTCGACGATCCTCTCCCTCGATCACCTGGTCCCGCACAGCCGGGGCGGCTCGAACTCCGAGCGCAACCTTGTGACCGCCTGCAAGCGGTGTAATGACTCACGCGGCGCGCGCAGCATTGGCAAATTTGCGATCGCCGTCGCCAATTATATCGACCACGGTGTTGAGAGCGCGACGATCCTCGCGCATGTGCGCGAGACGAGCAAGCGGCCGCTCGACATGGCGGCGGCCAAACAATTGATCGCGCGGCGCGGATCGGCCGCGAACGTAATGCGCCATGGTGGCGCGGGAGAATGAGATGATAAAAATTGGCGACCACGTTTCGTGGAAAGCAAATATTGTCATCGGCGCCGGAACTGGGCGCGTGACGAAACTCTACCCCGGTTATTCCGACCGGAATGAGGATGGACCCTACACTGTCGAGGACTATGCTGCGGTCCTGGTTGATAAAATCCCGACCCCGTGGCCGTACCCTGACACGAAAACATTTGCGCCTGAAGCGGCGCGCCTGACTAAAATAGGAGAATGAGATGAGCTACGGGTGGATGGGGAATTACACCGAGCGGCAGCGCCCGGCGAAATTTATCCCCTTCTCTGGCCAGCCGGAAACGGTCTGGCCTGGCCGCGGATTCCACGCCGATTCCGGCGGAGGATATGGATGCGACTGCGTAACCAGCAGTCGCTACGATGTCCTCGCGCGGGGAAACCCCGCATGGGCGGCAACGGTGCTCGCTGCCGCTGTGGCGGCCGGCATGCCGCTGGTAGCCCGGCGTGTTGGCAGCGCCGGGAAATACCGATTCTGGTTGCTCTGTGCGAGCAATCCGGCCGAGGCGGAAAAGCAATCGCGCCGCCTGAAAGTCGAGGCGGATGCCATCGCGCACCAGCGCGAGGCGGCCAATCTCCGGCAGTATCACACCCTGCAGGAGGGCTCGGCCCTCGTCGCCCCCGATGGGCGAGTGATCCAGACCCGCGCAGCATCACTGTGCTGGCATGGATGGAGTGGCCCGCAGCAGATGCTGCTCGCAGATGGTAGTATCGTGCCTGTGCCCGCAGGCGCGGCACTCCACGACGCAAACGGCGTAGAGATCGCGCCGTACGAATCGATGCGCTCGGAACAGTGGCTCCCGTCGCCGTCTGAGCGCGCGGATCACGCCGACGCCTGGTGGTGGGCGGATACGCTCGCCGCGCGCGAGCAGTCCGAGATAGAAATTGCTCGGGCTGCCAAACAGGCGCGCAAAATAGCGCGCACCGTCGCGGCTCCGGTCGAGCCGCAGTCCCCATTCGCCGCCTTGGCGGCACTCAGGAGCTAAAATGATACTGAATCTGACCCAACACCCGGCCAGCGCTGAGCAGCGCGCTGCCAGCGTAGTGGACCTGACCGGAGAAGAGCGCGACCGGCTCACGGCAGCGCTCACCTTCGAGGACCTCCCGTCGCGGGAGGAAATTACCCGACGCGCGGTAGATGTCGCCGACCTGGCGGCATCGATCCTGATCGGCCCTGGCCTCGGCCTACAAGCCGATAGCTCGGAACCTGTCTATCGACGCTCGACGGCCGCCGACCACGATCGCGCTGCGATGCACCGGAAAGTAGGTGATCTGTCCGCGATGATAGGTGGCGCGCCCTATCTCATGAGCGCGCTAGAAGAGGCACTCGATACCCAGGGGATCGGCGCCGTCTATGCATTCTCCGTGCGCGAGAGCACGGAGCAGACCGCGCCGGATGGGTCGGTGCGAAAAGTCAATGTGTTCCGGCATGCGGGATTCGTGCCGGCAGTTTAATCCGCCGCCCTCGCGGCAACCGAGCCCCGGGGACAGGGGCACTAGGAGTTGAAAATGACAAACCATCCGAACCGCAGCACTGAATACCGCATGATCTCCGTCAAGGGCACGCGCGTTGTGATCGGCACGCGCGCCGACGCCCTAGCAGCCGCCCGCGAAATGAACCAGGAGCTACAGCCGGCTTACGGCGTGACCGTAGAAAGAGTCAGCGACTCGCGCACCGTCGCCGAAGTCCGCTAATCTTGGCACACATAAGGAGAATGAGATGAATTGGCAAACGATCAAAAAATTCTGCTTTACCTACGCGATTCCTGGCGGAGCATGGCTGGAAGATGCCAGCGGATACCGGAACTGGGAGTCTGAAACCACTATCGTTAAGCATCTCGGCGCGGCATGGTATCGGCAACAGATCGCGCGGCATGGCATGTTTACCGGATGCTGGATCGACATAGCCTAACTTTCCCCCTCCCCTGCTCGCGCGGGGGAGGTAGAAAGCCGCGCCAGCCGGATGTTGGCAAACTGAGGAGTTGAAAATGCAAATTAGCTTTTATCGCAATGGGGCCAAAATCCGCGCCGATGTCTGCGGGTGCTATGCCAATCTAGCGTTTCAAGATCGCGCGGCCGGCGATATCATCGCTTGCTCTGCGGATATTTATCACGCGTCCGGCGCCGAGTTTGTTCAGCGCGCGAACCCTACTGAGCTATGCCCGTGCGGCGCCAGTGCGGCCGGCGCCCACGAACATCGCTCCTAGCTCCACGTCCTGCCCCTCTTGGGGGCAGTGCGGGCGGCTATGCCCGATAACCGAATGAGGATATGATGAAAAACCATGCTTACGAAATAGGGTACGAACACGGGGCGTCTGGTTTCGGCACGAATGGCTACAAGCCTGGCGCGCGTCGAGGCGGCACGCTCGAACGCTATCAGGCCGGCTTTCAGCATGGGATGCGCAACCGGCATGATTCAGACTTAGAAAAGCGCCAAGCGGCTGCCCTGCTCAATGTCCCGCACATGGGCCGTGCAGAATATCTCGCTGCGATGGCCGCTGCGAACGAACGCCAGCGCAAAGCCGAAGCCTGCGAATAGCCCCACCTCCCGCGCCGTGACTGGCGCTAACCGATAGGAGCAATCACGATGACGAAACGTGTAGCAGTTTGGACCCTGGAGGAAAAACTGGCGGTTGCTGAATCCCTGCCTGAACTCGGCAACTCGCTGCGCGCCGATACGCGGATTGCGCGCGCAGATTTTAGTCTCGAACATCAGCGGCACCAGGCCGCACTGGCCGAAATAGCGGCACGATTTGACGCCGAGGTTTGGACGATAATTGCGCACCGCTGGTCGAAAAACGAAATCAACAAAGCGCGCAAACTCGAACAGGCGGCAGCATGACCGACCTCAAAAAACACACGATAACTGATCGCGCACGGGGCGTATTGCGCGCCAATTGGCGTGATCCGCTCACCCCGGAAGAGCGTGCCCGGCGCCGTGCAGCGAAAGCCGCGCGGCCGGTGACCAAGCGGACTGAGGCAACAACGCCCCGGCCGAAGCCGCGCCGCATCGTCGTGACTGTGTATCCTGCCGGCACGCTCGGGCTACGTCCTGAGCGTTGCCGACGCGAAGAACTGCTCGACATTGGAGCAGCCTACTGTATCGCGGTCAAGACAAGAGTTCTGGCCGAACGCAATGCAAAACGAAAGGAAAAATCATGAACACGAAAAGCTGGACCGAAAACGCCGACGAAATTGAGCGCCTGCGCGCGATTAACGCCGAGCTGCTCGCGGCTTTGCAAGAATTTATCCGCTTGGACGATGACGCCCTTGGGCTGCTTGTCAATCATCCAGATTATGGTGGCGAACTGGTGTCCGCCTTGCACGATGCCCGCGCCGCCCTCACCCGCGCAACTGGAGAACAATCATGAGCGCCAGCGACGGCAGCAGCATTGATATCGAAAAGGCAAACGAAATAATTGCCGAGCACCGACGCAAGCGTGAGAAACTCGCGGCGCGGCTCGATGCCGCTAAACTCCCGAACGCCACCCGCACGCATTATGAGCTTCAACTCGCGCAGGCGGAACTCGAAAGCGCGCGGGCAAGTCTTGCGCTCGCTGCGGAAGATGGCGCTGGCCGTGATGAGCTTGAGCGTGATCTTCGGGACGCGCTTATCCGGTGCGCTGACGAATGCGAGCGTGCCGGTAACGCGATTGGGCGGGACAACAGTCCGCTGGTAGCTGGAGGTCTGCTGGATAGCGCAGCTGCTGCCCGCGTTTTGCTCGCGCGCCTCGACGCCAAACCATGATGCGCGACTGGGCCGACAAAAGCTGGCTCCGCACACACCGCGACGACTGGACCGTGCTTGCCTGGTGCGCGGTCTACGTGCTGGTGATCGCGGCGATTGACTGGCTCACGCAATGATCCGCTACTGCGGCGACGGATCGTGCGGCGGCTAGCGGGTTAACGCCCGCTCACAGTAGGATTTGAGCGCTTGGATCGCCTCAATTTCTCCGTAGACCGTGACGACGTTGTAGCCGATCTTCCGCAGCAACTCATGATACTCACGTTGTGCCGGCTGAACTTTGCCGGTGCGCGCTTTCAGCTCGAAGAATGCGCCGGCGAACACCAAAATACCAGCAGTCCCCTCGTAACTATAGGTGGCTGGCAACGCGAGGAACAGGTCAGGCACACCGACTTGCAGTCCAGTGCGCTTGAGCTTGGCCATTTGCATCGCGCGGCTGCGAGCATCCCCAGCCAGCACCGCACCATTTGGGATTGAAATTAACAAACGCGAATCGAGTCCCTTGGTGGGCGCATAAACCTGCCACCATTGCACGACTGCGGACTGTATCTGTGCTTCGCTCGGCTCGATACGCTTGATTTTAGCCATCATGCCCTCCTGGCGTCCAGCAGGCGCACTAGCCTAGCCCGAGGTGCCCTGTGATGCGCCACGGGGCTACAGAGTGCCTTCTGCAACGCGATATGCGAGTATCGGCCGACTACCATGCCGCCCGGCAGAGGTTTCCCGGTCAGCGCCCACCTCGCCTTGACTCCTTTCGTCGACTGCCCAACGACGCAGATCAGCCCGGAGCGGCGCATTTTGATCAGAGTATTCCGCAATGACCAGATCGTGACCGGCTCGGGCAGGATATTATTGACCGCTTCCGTCAGTTGAGCAAACGGCAGGCTCCGGCCGCTCAAAGCTTGGGCCACGGCAGGGTAGGCGCGGTCGGGAGTCATGCGCGATGCACCCAATTAAAAACTCGCCGAAGCGCGTAACTGCGCACCAATGATACTGCCGTGAAGATTGCGCCGATTGCCAAATTCTGATCCAATCGCACCGAAATATCCATTAACGGAAATACGATCAATTGAGCGATCAGCGCAACGAGGTAACCCACAACGATGTTGCAGAATGATTCAAGCAAACTTTGCAGTTTTGTCTGCATCATCTTCGCCAAAATCCAGCAGATCATTTTCCTCGTCGCGCTTACCTTGTACGGCAAGTTTGACATTTTTCTCAGCTTGCCGGTAGTAACTCGGTTTGAGTTCAATGCCAAGTCCGCGACGGCCCGCACAAATCGCTCCGTAGACTTCGCTACCTACCCCCATAAATGGCGTCAGGATATTCTCGCCAGGATTCGACCAGAGCGCAAGGCCACGATCTATCACGTCCAGTTGTAGCGGGTGGACATGCTTGTCATCCTCAAATTCTTTCGCTTCACGATGCGGTAATACGCGGTCGATGCGAACATCATCCCAAAATGCGGAAGCATATTGCCGCCAAATCCAATGTGAGAATTTATTTTCAAGCTGACTACCTTTCCAGTTTCGGTAATCGCGGGCGTCCGCTGGCATCGGGCGCGAACCTGCGTATTCCGTCAACCCTTCCAGGTGCGTGACCGGGATTGTATTGGCTCCACTGCGCCGGAATATCACGAGTTGATCTGCGTTGGCAATACTGTGCCGCGTCGAATCAAGCGTAATGCTTTTGTGCGAAAGGCTCTTCGTCATCGTGCGGTTGCGAACCAGCAGCGGCTCTTTCCAAACATGGTAACGCGCGATGAAATGAAACCCGCATTTCTCATGCAAGCGGATTATTTCTCCGGGCAGGTCGGTCAGGTGATCTAGTCCCGAGTTTCCAGTAGGTATATCGGTGCAATGAACTGCGCTGATGCGGCCAGGTTTAGTCAGCCGGTGAATCTCGCGCACTACGAACTCGTAGTGTTGGAAAAACTCATCGCGGTCGATGCAATTCGACAGGTCGCGCTCGCTCGAACTGTATTGATATAGTCCGGCAAACGGAGGGGAGTAGATCGACATATCAATAGCCCCATCCGGGAATGTCGGCATGACCTCCATACAGTCACCCAAGTAAATCGCATAGCGATCAGTCACGCACTGTTCTGCAATAGCCATTTTGGCATCTCCGGTTGTTTGTGATATTCGGCACGCGTGATGTGCGTCGCGTTATTCATATTGGCTACAAGATGCTCAAACATTTGGTCGGCAGCTTCACTTTTGCGAATCATGCTTTCTCTGACATGGACTTCGCCTTCGGTGGAAATAATATCTACAGTCACCGGAAATTTTTGCCCGAAACGCCAGCAGCGACGAATTGACTGGTAATATTGCTCATAGCTGTGCGAGGCAAAAGTCACGACATGAGAACAGTTCTGCCAGTTCATTCCCCATGCACCTATCTTTGGCTTGATTACCAGCACGCGAATTTTGCCCTCGCTGAATGCCGTATACGCTTCCTCTTTTTCCTCATCGGAATTAGCGCCAGCGACTTGCACGGCACCGGGAATTGTTTCTTCGAGAATGTCACCCTCACTGTTGAGGTGGCACCAAACTATAGCCTGCCGTCCGTGCGCGGTCAGACTCGCCGCCAGATCAGCGCGTTCCTCAAGCGTGCGCCTGCGTTCGTCACGTTCTTCCTTAAGCCCAAATGCTGGCACGGTAAACAACATTCCGTCTGCCGGTCGTTGTGGCGTGATGATATGGTCGCGCACATTTAGCGGCGGCAGAATAAAATTCGAATCGTCGAAACCGAGATCAGACGGCTTGCGGCACGCCATAGCCCATGAGCAAACCCATTGCCAGAATGGCAATTCAGCATGGCCCTTCAATCGCCATTGTCCTATCTGTTGGGAAACGCGGTAAGCGAGCTTCTGATAATGCGATCCAGACCGGAATTCGCGCGCCAGCTTAACCTCATTCATGCGGCTTTTCTTTTTATCGTCCTGCATGAAAAACCGTGCGAGCATATCGCTGTATCCCAATGCGCCTAACGCTTCGCTCGACGTTCCAAGTTCGTAATAATCATTTGGGGCTGCGGTTGCCGTACATAGCAATCGGTAGGGAACTTTCGCCATGAATCGAGTGACTTCTTTTTGCGTCACGCCGGTAAAATGTTTGAGGATCGAACTTTCGTCACAGACTACGCCGCCGAAATCATCCGGCCTGAAATAATGCAATCGTTCGTAATTCGTGATATTGATGCCAGGGTTAACTTCGCCTTCGCGTGAACGATGCGCTTCGATATCGAACTTCGCGGCTTCGCCAAGCGTCTGTGGACCGACAGCAAGCGGCGTCAAGATCAGCACCGGCTTGTTCGTTTTTCTCACAACATTTTCAGCCCATACAAGCTGCATTGGAGTCTTGCCCAGTCCGCAGTCTGCGAAGATCGCAGACTTCCCTTTCCGCAACGACCAATCAACAAGCGCGCGCTGAAAGTCGAATAGAAAATCCGGCATCCAAATCGGTTCAAATCCATCCCTCGCGCCGGATTGGGATTTACGATCAATAAAATCAGAATAATTCACCGCACACCCCTCGCGCCCAAGTGCCACTGATTGCAATATGCGCAGCGAAACGCCTCAACGCCCGCCCGCCTGGTCACTCTCCGCATTGCTCGTTCTGCATCTGACCGGCTTGCATAAGCTGTCTTGCTCATACATTTTCCCTCGCGTTCGTGCCGCTCGGACAGCACGCGACGGGCGTAATAGCGGAGTTCCTGAATCTGGGAGGGTGTCATTGCTCGATCACCTGCACGCTCGAGGTGAGCAACGCCCATCCTTCAGTTCCATCTTCATCCTCACTCACGATACATGCGGGGATTTTGCTCATGTAGAGCATGCCTACGTCTGGCGGCACACCGTCAATCTCGTAGGTTATTTCAATCAAGAGTTTCATTTGCGCGCCCAACTCTCAGCCCACAACAGGGTAGGCATGTTCACACCATCGCCATCCGGTAATGTGCTCTCCGCCGCTATGATCTCAACCTCTTTCCGCAACGCGAGCAGCGTCCGCAATGTGGACACCTTGATCGTACAATCACAATCAGGATGATAGAAGATGCGCGTATCGTTGACGCGCGTCTCGATTTCGTTCCAGTCGATCACTTCCTGCCGTCCTCCGTAATTATGCCAGGCCATGTTCCAAAATGTTTCATCCGCCAATAAGCGGATTCCGTTGCGTGATATTCCCAATCCAGCAGCAATTCCTGGATCGCCGCACGCTCATCAGTGTTCGCTTTTTCCAGCAGCGGCTCAATTCTCCGTATGAGCCGACAGATGCGGCACTGGCAGGTCATTTGCGCGCCAATTCATGGCCGTCTATTCCGGCCTGCCAATAGCGCGATTGATTGCACTGTTGCCCGGCTCCGTGATGGCTGGCCTCATGCTGGACTCTCGCTATATGTCCGCTGCTCATTTCATCCTCGCCCACATTTTGCGCGCTTTGACCACGAAGGCAATCGCCTGCTGGTCGTTATCCCATATCCAGAGTCCGCCGAGCGCATTGACGGCTTCACGATTAGTCTTGGCGCGGATCATGCCGCGCATTTCTCGTTCGATTGCGTCGATCTCGAACTGGGTTGGCATCGGCCCGTAGTTGAGATTCTCATAGAGCCGGAGGTGCTTGGATTTCACAACCCGACCTCGGTAAACAATAGCGACAATTGCTCGGCGGACTTCGATGCTTTGTCGCTCGTCTCGGCAATTCGAGCTGTGATGAACTTGCTCAACACGTTTGCGTCGACGCGCGCCTCTTGGCCAATTGCCTTACAGGCTTCGCGGAAATCATCTGCAGCTGCGCGCTTGACGCGGCAAAGTCCGTCCAGATGTTCGAGCCTTCTGCCAATCAATGTCAGGTCGATTACATCGTTTTTCATGGTGTCTCCGGTGATTAACTTGGTCGCGCATTTCAAACACATACCGGCATCCGTAGCGCCAGGCTTCCCGCACCTGTCGCATTTCTTGTCCATGTCGATATTGATGGTCAGGTCGCTCATTTGCTGGCCCTCGCCGCCTTGCCGTTCACGATCTGGCTTACCCGTTGCTTGGTGATACCGTAACGCCTGGCAAGCCGTTTGACTTTCCAGCCGGTGCGGCGCAGGAGGCGTATTTTTTCATCCCTTTTCCGGCACGCTTCTAATCGCTGTTTGTAGTTCATGGGCCGGATTATAAAGCATAAAGGCGGCAGGCTGTCAAGCGGCTTAACCTGGGCATGTGTAAAGGGGCTTGACAATCCTTTGCGGATATGAAACTATGCGTTTGTGGCGTGGCGAAGATGAGGGTTTCATCCACTAAATTAGAAGCCCTTAATCGTTTGTTCCCGCCCTGAGTTTGAATTGCCGTGGCGAATGTTGCTGATACTTCTCTTGATAAGAAGTCCCGAAAGGGACACCTCAGCAGCAGCTTATTCCCGGCTTAGTAATTTGAAATGCGGTGGCGAAGGATGCGAGTTCATCTTCGGGAGATAAATCCTCGTATTCGTCTGTTCCCCGCAAACCCTTTAACCGAAGATGGGGGTGGTTTCATTGTCATACAAAAACGATTGTTCGTGGACTGCTTTGTACGAATTGCAATACGATGCTTGGTAATGCCAAGGACAGCATAAGCACCCTGAAGGCCGCAATTAAATATTTGGAGAAATCAAGATGAAAACCAACGTTGCTCGTGTTTCTATAAAAACGCATGAGGGCGCAATAGCGCAACGCATAAATCCTGAGCAACGGCTTCGGCGTTCGGTTCTTTCGTGCTTATTGTATGAGGACGAACATTATGAAGATGGCGAGTCGATAGCAAAACGCATCGCCGAAACCATCGCTCTGGTCGAACCGGAAAAAGTCGCGGCCATCGCTATCGAGGCGCGTACGAAAATGAAGCTGCGCCATGTGCCGCTGCTGATTGCCAGAGAAATGGCGCGACTGCCGAAGCACAAAGGATTGGTTGCCGCGGTGCTGCCGCAGATCATCCAACGCGCCGACGAGTTGAGTGAGTTCCTTTCGATCTACTGGAAAGATGGCCGCTGCAAAGTCTCGGCCCAAGTCAAAAAAGGACTGGCCGCAGCGTTTCCTCGCTTCGACGAATACAATCTCGCCAAGTACAACCGCAACGGCGCGATCAAGTTACGTGACGTGCTATTCCTGTCTCATGCCAAGCCCAAGGACGACGCTCAAGCCGCCGTCTGGAAACGATTGGTTGATGGACAACTCGTTACGCCGGATACGTGGGAAGTCGCGCTGTCCGGTGGCGCCGGCAAGAAAGAAGCATTCACGCGCCTGATGGCAGAAAAGAAACTCTTCGCGCTCGCCTTCATTCGTAATCTGCGAAACATGCAAGAGGCGGGTGTTGATAAAGCCACGGTCGCCGCCTATGCCGCCGAGCTGAACGTTGAGCGCGCGTTGCCGTTTCGTTTCATCACTGCCGCACGATTCGTGCCACAGTGGGAGGATATACTCGAACCGCTGATGTTCAAGTGTCTCGGGTCGCAGGAAAAACTCTCTGGTCATACCACGCTGCTCATGGACGTGTCGGGTTCAATGGTAGACAAGGTATCCGGCAAGTCGCAGGCGTCTCGTATGGACGCAGGATTCGGCCTTGGCGTATTGCTGCGCGAAATCTGTGAGTCCGTGAATATCTATACATTCAGCAATGCAGTTGTGCAGGTTGCCCCGCGTCGTGGATTCGCTTTGCGTGATGCAATGAATGGCAGCCAGCAACACGGCGGCACCGAACTGCGTGGTGCTTTGAATGCTATTCACGCTAACACGAAATATGATCGCATCATCGTCATAACTGACGAGCAGGCGGCTGACGGTATCTGCGACCCACAAGGTAAAGGCTATGTCCTCAACGTCGCCAGCAACAAGAACGGTGTCGGCTATGGCGCGTGGACGCACATCGACGGATGGAGCGAGGCGGTGATCGACTACATCCGGGCATCGGAATCGAATCTATAAGCGCAGTATTCGCCAATCTAATCGCAACCCGCCGCCGGGCAACTGGCGGCAGAAAGGACATGATGAAAAAGAAACCGCAGCTTGCATGGCATTTCGTCGGCGCAACCCTGCGCGACGGCTCGCCCATTCCGCCCGATGGCAAATGGCTGAAATATATTGGCCCGCTTAAAATGTGCGAATCGGGTCTGCACTTTTCGCGCAATCCGTTTGATGCGCTTGAATACGCGCCCGGAGCTACGCTGTGCTTGGTCGAAATTGGCGGCACGATTATGGAGCCGACTGGAGAAAATAAGGGCATTTGCTCACAGCGCAAGATCATCGCGCGGATGGACGCAACCGAACTCCTGCGGTACTTTGCGCGGCAAAGCGCATTGTCGGTAATCCATTTATGGGACGCGCCTGACGTGGTTTGTGATTTTTTGATGACCGGCGACGATGCCGCGAGGGCCGAGAGTGCCGAGAGTGCCGCGAGTGCCGCGAGGGCCGCGAGGGCCGCGTGGGACGCGAGTGCCGCGAGGGCCGCGAGGGCCGCGAGTGCCGCGAGGGCCGAGAGTGCCGCGAGTGCCGCGAGTGCCGCGTGGGACGCGTGGGACGCGAGTGCCGCGAGTGCCGCGAGTGCCGCGAGGGCCGAGAGTGCCGCGAGTGCCGCGAGGGCCG